ATAAAGGGTGGGGGGTTCTTTTTGTCCCTCCCCCCCAGAGGGGTCTAAAGTTACTAAGAGGGGGTAGCTAATCATTTTTACTTATTCAAGTTTGAGAAAAGTGATTCAACTATCCATTCTAGCAACTTTAGTTTTTTAGATTTAATACTTAATTAATCTTTAGTTGACCCTGATCATCATAATCAGAAGCCTTCACAATCCTATAAACACCTAAAGTATCTTCCTTCACAATCTCTTTCATCGCATCATCTATGCACATTTCATTATAGAGATCCGGAAAGTCAACCGAAATATCAGCTTTTAAAGCTAATTTCTGACAAGTTTGATAGTGCAAGTAGTGTTCATCATACTGCTGCCAAGCTTCTAGATTTGTGAACGGATTAAATGGATTGTCAATTGTTGTTAACATTGTTTCTTCATCGTTTAGCAAGACTTTTTATTCTCCCTTCATCAATCTTTTGACTTTACATAACTACTAACAGTTGAAACCGATACGCCAATAGCATCTGCAATCTCAGACATTGTCATTCCAGAAGCATACATGTTCTTGATTCGCTGTTTCTTAACAGTTGTCAAGCTAGTAACATTTCTTGGCATGGCTAGACTTTTAAGTTTGTCTGATTTTGTATTAGCAATAATTTTGGTAAGGGTGTTAGCAGATACAGCACCAGCATTAATTGCTTCCCATTCCCTTTCTGTGATGTCTATAGACTCCTTTTTAGCACCCATTACAGAACGGCCATAGGAAATCGCTTGGCTTCGAATCTTCTTGATATCCTCATCGCTAAGTTCTTTTCCGGAACGCTCTGCATCCTTCTTCTTGTTTTTAATGATTTTGTTAGCAATAAGCTGAGCTTGCCGTTCCCTAGGTGCATTTTTTAAAGCAGTGTTTAATTTTGCAGTAAGGGATCCCACCTCGGATTTAAATTTCTCTTTGGCAGACGGAGAATATCTTACATCTGGGGTAGCTAAATATTCTTTACGGGCAGTATTTGCTAAAGCTTTCATAGCCCTAGAATAGTTAACGTAGTACTCTTCCTTCTCGGTCCCACTACTAAGTTCCCCCGCATCATGTAAATATCCACGCTCAATCTCTTGAGTTGCTATTTTTACCTTTCCCTTTTTATCAATATAGGTTCTTCCTGTCTCGGTATACAGCTTTTCCCCAGTTTCAGGGTCAATATATCTATAAGTTGTCTTACCGGTTATAGGGTCAGTTACTTTTACGCCTTCTTTTCTCTCAGGTATTCTTTCAGGTCCACTAGAACGAGATAAAAGTGTAGAAGCTCCTTTGTTTGCCCCGCCTTGGTACTTTCGTTTCAAGTCAGCAATGTTATTTTCTTCTTCAGAAGCTTTGTAATTTAATTTATGCTTCTTCGCATCAATAACAACCATTGAATGCTTAACGGCCCTCTCTAATTCGGCATCATCTGCTCCTTGTAGAGTCATGTCGGTAATTAGATTTGATACCTTTCCCATCATTGTTTGCTGAGTTTTTCCGGCAATAATAATTTTAGGATCACCATTCTTGTCTTTTGGGGACGCTTCCAACTCTTCTTTGGAAAACTTATACCTCTTTGTATCGAAATCCTTAAGTCCTTCCAAAGGTGCTTTATTTCTAATACGAACATTTGCATTTGTTGGAATGACGACAACTGTATCGCCATCAAAATCGGCTCCCGACAACTGAGAGGCAACCGCGGAATTAATCCCGACTGCATCTACAGCCTGACCAATAAGTTCTGATGCTTCTTTATGATTATTATTTACCGTCAAGATAGGAATTTCAAATATCCCACCATGCGGATAGCGAACTAGTGCAACCTGCTCTCCATTTCTGTAATTAGGGGCGTAAATTTCATTGTCTTTAAGAGTAGGAACCGGAAGAATTACTTGTGTTGCTTGTCTTGGTAAAGGAGCTGCTTTTAAATCAACCGCCGCTTTGTCACAATTATCCGCAAAATCCATAAGTAATTCTTTTCGAATTGTCGGGTTGCTGACCTTTAAAATATCATTGTATTCGTCTTGCTTTTCAAGTTTAGCAGCATCCAACTGTCTTTTAATTAATTCATCCGGCTGTTTGCCTAAAAACTGAGAAGCCAAAGACTTAGAATATTCAGCCCAATCACCCTCATCCTTAATTTTGTTAATTAAAGATAACTGGTCTTTTCCATTTTTGTCCGTATAATGCCATTGGCCTCCATTGTTCTTAATTTCGGCTCCAAACGGATTATCTGGATCGATAATGGTTTTTCCATCTTCGGTTGTAACTGTTTTCATTGGCTTAAAAACATCATTGAATTCGGCACCTTTATGTTTATTAGTATTGTATGCGATGTCATACCCTTTAGGAATATCATTTGAATAAATGGCCATTCCTTTCATGTAGTGTGTTCCATCCACTGCAATTCTAACTTGTGCATAACTGGCGCCATTCAGAGCAATGTCGTCTACTCCTGGGCGAATATAAATGACTCCATCCAGATCTTTTCCGCCATCTTCAGCATATCTGACATAAACCCTCTTAGAATCAATGCTTCTAGGACTTTCAATGTTAAAATATGTTTTTCCATTGTCCTGTGAATAGCATTCAACCGATTTAATTTTGTCTTTGTTTTTGTAAATATCACTAACCGTAGTTCCTTCTGGTGCAAGAACTCGAATTGTCGTTTTCTTAGAAGGATCTGACGCTTGCGGTATCTTGATGTTTTCAACAACATAGCCTTTTTCGATGCAAAGTTGAAGAGCGTCTTTCAATTTTGTTTCGGAGATTCCTAATTCTTTTTCTACTCCAATTCCGACATCAATCAAATTTTTCTTTCCAACTTTTTCAATCAATTTATCAGCAGTTGCATTTATTGAATCTACTCTCTCTTGATAGCCTTCTTCTAGCCAAGGTCTAATTGTTGATTCTGGGATTGGGTTGCCACCATTATATGGGGCCATTTTTTTACCAATCTCAACGTTAGAATATCCTTCCTCTTTTAATTCGAGTGCTCTTCGCACTTTTGCCGAACGAATGGAAGCAGTATAAAGCGATTTTAAAGCACGAAGCTGTGAAGTACTTTCGCATCCCTGAGCTTTAGCAATTTCAGCTTCGGTAAGCCCTTCTTTCTTTAATTCCGAATTTTCTTTTAGAAAGTTCCAGGCTTCATGCTGGTAAGGATCATCTCCCGACCCCCAAGGATATCTTCCAGAATGTCTAGGTGTTCCAAAGTGTTCCAATGATTTTTCATAGTTTTCTTCGTACCCGGTATACTTTTCCATAAATATCAATTAGCCCCTTCCATTCTTTCTTAATTCTGCAATGTAAGCTGTTTCTCGCTTAATTACGTTAATTCTCTCAATAATCTCTTCTGGTTCTGGAACACAACTCAAAATATCAGTTCCGGTTTGATAGATTCTAAGTTCAGTCTCAATCTTAAAAGGATCCAAATGATACTCATTGCAGACTAGTGCCGCATAAGATATCAATTGGCTCATAGATGCATGACTAGTTCCAGTCTTTAAATCGTGAATGCGCAATTTGTTACCTGAGAAACCAATCGCATCGGCAGTTCCATAGCAGTCCTCGTTATAATAAAGAACAACTTCGGGTATTAAATGGAAACCAATTGCATCGTTGACATAGTCTTTAACGTTGTCAAATATCAATTCGATGTCCATTTCCTTTAGTACATACTCGGGAATGGTTGCTTCATCATACTGTCTAAGTTCAAATATCAATAAGCGTTCATCGCCCTTTTTTAATCTGAACTTTTGTCTAATGCATTCCTCCGCAAATGCATGTATGGCGGTTCCTACGTCTGATGCCTTCCGAGATATCATAATCTGATGAAGGTGCTCAGAATCATAGTTTGGCCAAGCTGTGTTGCTCGGACTAAGAAGAGCGTGAGTTCCTCTTAGTTCTGAATGATCGATCCATTGCATTTAGTACATCCTCCTCGTTTTCTGGAAATATAAATGAAGCAAAGCTCATTTTATTCCATTGGTTAACGTAGTAATCTTGGTTGGGCTGGTGCGATGCATTCTTTGAACGCTTGCATTCGAGAGCAGCCCATTTGTCTTTGTACAATATCAATAGGTCCGGAGCGCCTTGCCTATAGTTTGCATCGTTTTTCATAACAACGCATCCTTCAAAGCGGTTCTTAATCTTGTTAATAAGATTTGATTGAAAAGTGCTCTCTTTCATCTGGCCTCCTAAGTACAAAAATAGATGCTCGATGTTTATTTCAACACGAGCACCTATTTCTCTTCCTCTCATAATAATCAATGTTTTCTTCGCGAGGCTATCTTTGTACAAAATTTGTTTTACAAGCAGGTTTTGAACCATAGGTCCAGTAATTTAAATTACCAAACTTGCAGCACCCCTTGCAAACTTTCTCATTTACTTGCTCAGTCACAATATAATTCTTGCACTGGGCGCATCTTTTCTTATCGCTGGATTTCGAATTTCTTGTATTCATTCATCACCACGCCATTCAAAGAATTGATAGCCATCTTCAAGTTGTAGTTCTCATCTCTTAAGCGAGCAATCTGAATTGCCATCTTCTCGGCTTCTGCCTTATAATTAATTTCGTTTTCAACATTTTTTACTTCTTCCATCATTAATCTCCTTTTCAATTTAACTTGGGTTATTTTGTGTATAAAATCCCTTCTGCCCGCTTTGCCCACTTTTTTTTCATAAATTTCTATATATTATTAAATTTATTTTTTTATAATAATATAGAAAAAAAAGTGGGAAAGTGGGCAGAGCATGCAAAAATTCCCCAAAAACACCTAAAAAGTGCCTAAAAACAGCCATTTTAGACCATTTTTGGCACTTTTTAGCTCATTTTTTCTGCCCACTTTTTTTCACAAAAGTGGCCATTTGCCCACTTTTTTTGGCCATTTCATCTTTTTGCTTCCACTTTTTTCATATTTTTGCCGCATAAATATCCGCATTGCCTAAATAAAAGTGGCCCGCTGTCCGGTTTTTAAACAAAAAGTGGCCACTTTTAAGCGGTTCTCTGCTGTTGAAAATACCTATTCAAAATATACTTTCTGTAAGCCCCAAGGATCTTGTCAGCAATTGGCTGCACACCCTTCTCGGAAGCCTCCTCAGTAAACTTATAGCAAGTGAAGTGAAACTTAAAGCTATCCTGAGCAATATCAACATACAAGTCATCATCGACACTATATGTACTGATACTACCGCGGATCTTACCCAATATAATTTCACAAAGTGCCTTCGCCATATCATCCATAGCATTACCCATTATTCTTATCTCCATTCTTAATAGTCTTATTGATCATCGTTGTAAAGAGGGCCATAGTCTTCTTAACACCGATGACGAAGCCGAGCGAATATCCAACACCCAGGGCACAAACTGCGCACACGGCTAAACAAATATCAAACTCTAAATTACCTAACATTTTTTCCTCCTTACTTAACTTAAAAGCGCTACAATCATCATTACTGCGCCAAGAAGCGCGAGAGTAATAGACATCGCTCCAAAAACATTAATCGCCTGCTTTATCACTTCTCCCACTCCTCCTTACAGTTCTTTTTGAACATCTCATAGTATCTACCATGATTGTCGTAAGTACGTTTCACGAAAGCCATTGCCAAGCCTTTCTCACGATCGAAATAAGGACAGTTCATGTTCGAAGCAAAACATCCCTCTTTACATTCAGAACACTTCACAACGGTCTTAGTTCCATCGTTCCAAAATACAATCGTAGCCGGGCCATTATAAATAACCTTCTTAGGTGCTAGCACGCTTTCGTCTGACAGTAGGGAAACGGGCACCCCGAATGCGTCTGAAATCTGTCTTAGCAAATAATTATCCATACTCAATTCTCCTCTCTTTCCGGAAGCGGCCATTCTTCTGGTCTGCCTTTAATCTGACAGTAGGGAAAAGAATTGCCACCTAAATAAAATTTACAATTAACGCACACGCTTTCCTTACAGCTCTCTTGCAAGGCCCTTGCGCATTCCATTAATAACTCATCAGTATGTTTCATCCTGAAAAACCTCGTTCATTAAAACTTTTCTTTGAATTCAAAGCACGGGCAATTGCTAAATCAATACTCGACTTTGTTTTTAAATGATAATAATATAAATCTGTAAACGGCGTATTCAATCTGTCAATTCGTCCTTGCGATTGAACCATTACCTTATATGAATAGTTCTGACTATAGAATATAATGGTGTCTGTAGTAATACAGTTCCATCCTTCTGCGCCAGCTGTGTACTGAACCAAATATACCCAGTTATCACCATCCGGAATTTTTTCATGCTTGTGACCATTCCACTCAGCAATAGCAAAGGCATCGCCATAGTCGATAGATTTTAAAAGTTCAAGTTCGTAGTCAAAGTTGTAAAATATAATGCACTTACGCTTTTCCTGTACGATCCTGTAAACAGCATCTACACGACATTGTGAGCTATTGACAATTTGCCTAAGGACATAACAGTACTCACTAGCATTCTCAATGGGCTTGTTTTTCATCGCATTCCATCTATCTCGCATCACGGTTTTGTAAGCCAAAATATCATAGTCTACAAAGACCTGTTTGTGGTGCTTAATAGCCTTTCGCTGAAAGTCCATGTTGACCAGAATAGAATTTCGCATCTTAACCAAAATTCCCTGATTCAAATATCTCTCAACGCGTGGAAAGGTCGAATGATAAGCCCATTGGACATGCTTCTGGGTAAAGTCTGTCTTGTTTTTGAAATATCCATTAGCAATGAAAACCGGAAGATAGTCCATCCAGCAATCACCTGGTGTGGCAGACAACAATATCCATTGATTGTTTTTTACTATCTTCAGGAAGGCCTTTGTCCAAGCCCCATAGCCGACAACACGTTGCTCATCAAATATAAAGAAGCAATCTTTTACATCTGTATACTTACCTATGTTATTCCAGCTATCGACTGTGACATGGTTCCAGAGTTCGTTCTTACCGTCATCAGAGCTCAATCCAAAGGGTCTCATATCCACTTCCCACTCGTTTGTATCTCGCTTACGAGCAGTGGTGATGATGTAAATATCCCTAGTTGGAAGCCTTGACGGATTAATACCGGTCTCTAAGGAACCCCCTTCCTGAATATAATAATAAGCGAGGGCCGTTCTAGACTTACCAGAACCGACACCCCCGCAAAGAATACAACCGTTTTTCATTTTAGTTAGTGCTTGTTTTTGATGGTCGAACAACTCAATCAAAATGGCATCTCTTCCTCTTCTACAGGCGCTGCCGGAACGTCATCGTACATGCCTCCGAATGGGTCATTCACTTCATAGACAGATCCCATCTTGGAAATATAAAGCGTGAAGTATCCATTTTGATTTAACTTCTTACCATGATGCAATACCAAATCGCAACGCTGAACTTTAATACTATCTAATTCTGCGACATCGTCCTGGGTCATATGAATCATGTTGACTTCGCCATTCTGCACTCTCTTTAACTTAACATCCGGATCAGTAGGCTTGAAACCAAGACGGACTTCATCTTCCGGTGTGTGATAGGAAAGCTTGGCAGCAATATAATAGAAATTGCCATCCTCGGTCGCTCTTTCTTTAACGTTAATGTGGTTCTCTCTAAGAACCTGGGCTAATTCATCATTAACAATCACATTGCAGCTTCTCGTAGTTGCGTGAAAGGCCTGCATGGATCTTCTGCCAGAGAAATCAGGCCAAATAACAACCGCGTTCATGATGACTAAGTCTCCCTTTGTTGCGTCGTAATTATACTCGCTTTCGTTTGGATTTTCGTTCATTGTGTAGTAATACATTTTCATTCTCCTTTTCTTATTCGGCGAACCATTCAAAGTCGCCATATTGGCTAATTGACTCAACAGCAGCATCTACAAGTTTTGTGTAGTACGAAGTGTCAATATCCTTCTCCTTGCCAGCTAATCTGACTTCCTCGGCCTCCAGCCATCGATATCCCTTCGCGCCCGTCGCACTTGAGTATTTGCCGTCTTTTTCACGAAGCAAGAGTCCGCCCCCACAATGAGGCTTGATTGGACAGAACAAACCGACCTTGCCAATAAAGCGGTAGTCGTGCTCACCGTCCTTTAAGTCCTCATTCATATCCAAATATAAGGATGACGTGACGGACTTTGTTTCGCACATATCAGAAAACTCTATCTGCTCCTTAGAGAACAGAGTCTTAAAGACGTATGGTACTTGGAATTGAGTTCCTGTAGCTGTCCACTCGCCCGCATGCTTGCCGTTGCATTCATCCTTCGAATACTTGGCAACATAGACTGCATCATTGACAAGACACATCTTTTCATACGTCGCCTCATGTTCGAAGGAATATCCGAACGATCTACCATATTCCATAACAAAATCAATGATTTCAGGCGTAGCGTTTGGAATCTTAATTGAATCCGTCTTAATATGGGCAACTGTGAATCCACGTTCCTGCACCTCCTTCTTTAAATTTTCCATAAACAATGCACCACGCTTAGCTACGATGTTGTCCACATTACGAATATCACGGAACGGGTTCTCAAAGGCAGCCGCCGTCAATCCATATACAGAATTGATAGCGATCTTCAGAGCCTGTGCAAGATTCGCAGCCTGTGTTTCATCATCTAAGAAAGGCGCTAATGCACCATCCAACATCGTTTGTGCCGCTTTGAAGTCTTTGTGCTTGATCGCAATTCTTGCGTTTACAATATCCACAAATCGCTTCGTATAACGCGGACCGAAGAGGCATTCCGATATAATAGTATGCGGGTGCATTGATGCAATATCCAGTAATGCCACATTAGTGTACATGCCCGGCTCTGCATAGACATTTCCTCCTTCGCCAATGTCATCGTTGTCTAAATATCTTGACTTTCCACAGTCGTAAGAATATCCCGGGAACCATGGAAGCTTCGAATCGCCGGTGCTCCAAGCCTTCATCATGTCTGGGCAATTCTCTTTTAAGAACTTTTCAACTTCTGGATCAAGCTCCTTAACTGGCTCTGCCAAGTTTCTGTAGCAGAATTGAGACTGTGGATGCTTCTCTGTACCAAATATAATTTTGGTTGTAAGTGAATTGGTTGTGTCATTAACTGTCATTCCCGAAACTTTTACTAGAATCTGCCTTGCCGTCCAATCCGCTTCTCGAGCTACAAACACCGCCTCTGTTGCTATAACATCGTTATCACAATACTCAGCGACCTTTTTCCACAACTCCTCAGAAACAGGTTGATCCCAAGGAATGCCTAATTCTTGATGGTGGATTCCGAGTTCGATTTCAAATTTCTTAAGAGATTGCTTCTTGGACGAGAAGTCATAGACATCCGTATAAGACAAGATGTAAGCATCTCCAAAGAACGCATTTCTATCGCCTGAGATAATTCGTTGGGATAACTTATATAACTGCTCATTAGAATATCCAATCATTCTGGCATACATGATGTGATTATCGTATCGCCTACAATTGAATCCGACGAGTTTGAGTTTAACCAACTCCCTGATCTCATCAGCTGTAGGGTTGATCATGCGATGGACTACATCACTCCCTTGCACTTTCCAATTAACAAGAAAAAGGTTAGGGAAGACCTCAACGTCGTAAAATACTAATCGGTCATCAGCATAATTCTCCACCGACTGCGATTTTGTCTCGGACGCGAAGTGCATTTCCCTAACCAGTTTCATGCATAACTGTGCTTGATGCGTCGATCCCATAGCAAAAGCTAGGACTGCGGGTCGTGTATCTTGCACGTCATATTCGATCCCACTTTGGTAAGCATCATCGAGTATCTTTTTTATAAAGTCTACATTGGGCTTTGTACCTTGTGGATGAATATCCTTCCTAATAGCTTTCGCAATAAGCGCTCGAAGCTTCTCATTGCTTACGGTAGTATCAAAATTAACCAACTGCCTCTCTCCTTTCAGTGGTAAACCTGAACTAATCGTCGCTATTGGAATATCATTGCACTTACTAAGTTTCCTTCGTAAGGAACTATTGCCCGTAAATACTTTGATTTCAATGTGCTCATCAAAGACTCTACTGAGCATCGAAGTATCGCCTAAGTAAATATAATGTAGATGTATGCCCGCTCCAGATTTAGAAAGCTCCGCATAAGTCTTTGGCCACTTAGATGCGGCCTCTAGATTCTTCTCATAAGACTTATTGCCATCCTCATCTGGAATATCAAAATCCACCACTATATGATTGACCGGAATTTTCACATAGTGCAGGTCCTTGGTTGAAATATCCTTCAGAGTTGTCTTGACATTTGCCCATCTCTTGGGCGGTGTCCCCTTATCATTCGCTACCTGCGCTGGGCAGTCCTCACACAACTTATCCAATAATGACTCTTGTTCCTTAAATATAATCCAGGACTTGTCTTTCTTTGGCGGTGGGCTTTTCACGGTCTTGAATTTGTTTATTGTAAACCCCGAATACCAGTTACGAACTCTGCCAGTCTCTGCAGTCGACCTCTCATCAAACGATTTAAAGTAGTTTTTCAATTCCTCCTTAAATATCATTTTCTTAACAGGCATAATTCGTGCGTCATCACAGTAGGACTTGTATCGGTCCCAAGCCGTTGCAAGACTAACACCTTCCGGAACTCCAAGAATATCAATGGAGTCTACTACGAAGTTATAAAAGTCATTGGAAGCGCCCATCATGTTTGTAGGAACATAATCGTTGTAGTAATACGGATCATCTTCATAGACCTTTTTGCAATGCCAAGCAATACCACCCAGTTCAAAATTGATTTCTTCCATTAATTTTTTGTATTGGGTTAATGAAAGTTTAGTTCCTGTAGGGGACACATCGATTAATCGTCTTAATATACCTGACTTTGCGTCAGTAATCTTGACCGGACGGTTTGTACCCATGAACAGAAAACAGTTAAATCGTTCAGAATATATAGCTTTATTCTTCGTATTTACTGACATCTTTTCATGAGATACCAAACTATTTAATCGAGTATTATCCTCTATCTTAGACAAATCACCATCGTGCTGAATGGCCACCAATGGATTATCTTTAAGCGGTTCTAGGGCAAATGCAGAATTAGATGACCCCAATGCCTTGGCATCAAATACCGCATAGTGCCCTTTAAATAATTTTTGTATAATGTTTAATACTGTCGACTTACCCGTACCAGCCGCACCATACAAAACAATAAATTTCTGTATGTTCTTAGAATCACCGGCAACGATTGAGCCAATAGCCCATTCCAGCTTGTGACGCTCTTCGTCAGAATATAATACCGACATGAGTTCATCGTATGCTGAAATATCTGATTCCATAAGAGGATAGTCTAGACGCTTAGATGCAAAATCTTCTTTACAAACAGGGTCGTTTGCAAATACAAGCTTTTCATCTAATGGCTTATAGTAATCGCGTAATTGCTGTTTCACGTACCTATGCCACTTATCTATCATTCCTGAATCAGCGTTCTTCAGAGTCATTAATATCAATTTAGGCTCTGAGCCATTGTACCCAACCTTGCACATCATTCTTACAGTCGGTAGAAGTTCTTCTGGACAATCTGAAAGCTCTGCAGAATGCTCTTTCACAATCTTGTGATACCATTCCTTACACTCATGTGCATAGTCTTTCTCGTACTTGTCCATTAAATATAATGCGACTCTTTCGTCTGTCGACCACAGTCCAGCAGCCTCATACCAGACGGCATAAAAATCACCAGCCTTTGTCATGAGATCTTGCGAGACTTCTCTTTCCGGCATTTGAAATTGTAATTCAATTCTGATGCTGCCATCTTTTTGCTGCTTTGGAACAGCAATCACGAAATCTAACATAGACCTCGGTCCTCTCTTCTTAATTGTGCCTTAGATAAATCAGATACTGCTGCATCTGTTTCCAAATATCCAATTCCCGCATATCTTTGGAAGCAAAAGGAACGAAAAATAGTCCGCCCTCGCCGTCTTTAGTGAACTCATGATTAATGATCGTATTCACATGCTGGGCTGCCAAATCAGTATCGAACATCCTATCGTTTAACATGTCCATGTGAGAATTCTGAATCATTAACCAGAACCATTTGTCCGGTCGGTTACCCATTGCTATATCGCCGGTAATATCGGTCTCCATCTTATCCGATAGAGCGATCATCATTTCAAGCATACTGCAAGGACCAACTAGTAACTCAGCATCCTTTACGGAAATATCCATCTTAGCAACAAATCGACTTCTTAATGCGATGCCATCTGCGGCTCTACTCTCATCTAATCGAATCTGCCAAGTAAACTCCACATTGAAGAGGTACTTGAGCAATTCCAAGTACCCCCTGTGGTGATTGGCATCAATTAGAGAACAGAGCCAATTAAAATACTCGTCTCTAATATCCATGCATTACTCCTCATCTTCCATGCGTCCATGAATAACCTCTACATCGTAGCAAGTCTTGAACTTAGGATTCTTTACATAGACGTGCTGAGATGTGGTCTCTGCCAAAGCATCCATGCCAGCCACGCCAATATAATCTTCAGGATTAACTGGTTCGTCGTTGGCATCAACGAGTAGGTCATCTTCCTCGTAATATCTCAATTCGTCAGTCATATATGACTCCTCATTGTCATAATCCTTTTCCGAGATGACTTTAGGTTCCTTCTTAGAAGTAGTTTTCTTTGCTGGTTTCTCTGGTTCCGGGGCTGGTTCTTCCTTCTTACTTTCTTTAACGATCTTGCTGTACTTTTCTAAGTCAGCCTTTTCGGGTGCTTTGGTCAAAGATCCGCCGTCATTAACCGCCCCAGAAATATCTTCAGGCGTGTCGATCTTTTCCGGTGTATCAGTCGAGTTGTCTTTACTTACCTGATATGCCTCTTCAAATTTCTTTTCCAATACCTTTCTTGCGACAAAATATCCAGCGCCTCCGCCGAAAACACTGCCTATTAATAATCCAATAATTAAATTCTTCATAAATATCCTCCTTATTTTGTACTAAAATAGTGATCACCCACTTGGAATAACGGTGTTCCAAAAGTGTGATAATGTTTTGTTCGAAAATATAATGCTTCTGTTGAAACCCGATTATCCTGCTCTTCTAAAATCCACCGGACAATATCTTCGCGTACCTCGCTCAGGTCAGCAGACCCATTCGAGATAGCTGCCCATTGTCCAGGAAAATATAATACTTCGGTGACTGTGTTTGGGAAGTCAGGCGAATCAACTCGATTAAGTACGACGTCTATTACTAATCGAATCCCTTCCTCGCACTGATTTCCAGCTTCTGCGTTCACAAGTCTTGCCAGTAACTCAATATCGTCATATCGGTACTGCAATTCTGTTTCAGTCTCCGTTTCCACTTCGGATTTTGTTGTGACTTCTTCGGGTTCCTCTTCCGCCTCTAACAAGACAGGCTCTGTAACTTTTACAATTTCTACCTCAGTCTCTGTGTCTAAAATAGACGCTGTTGGCTCCTCGATGGCCTCGAATATAATAACGCAGTCATCGGCTACAGGTTGCGCAGTCAATGGCCACGTTATAGGTGCTAAGAGGCTCAAAGTCAGAAGCATCGCAGTAGCTTTTTTTAGCATACTTTGACCTCCTTAGAGATTTTTAGTTGAAGTAATCAGCCGGCTTCAACTGACTCCAAATATCAGCCTTACAATTTGGCCTAATTAAGATGCAGCGTGCCGACTCGACATCGTTTGGATTAATGTGATCTAAACCAAGATCAATATATAATTCAGTATCACATACCGGAGCAATTTTAGGGTCCAGTACCCATCCGGCAATCCATCCTTCTGGAGTCTCATCCTCACCGAATATGTGTCTCACCTCATTCAGATACATATAACCTTTCTTGCGTGTTCCAAACGGTCCATGAGTTCTTGCACGTAATGTATCATTTAACTCTGACTGAATTCGTTTTGCATTATTTAGATTTGCAATACAATCTCGATAGAGCCACTCATAGTTTTTAGAACCAGATATCTTAGTTTCGGTAAAGAAGAATGAGTATGGGTCGGTTGGATCCGGTCTCACTTCAACTGTTTCCGTTGTAATGTTTCCATTCTCATCGGATGTGGTAACATTGACTGTCTCGGTCTCATCAAAGCCACCAAGAAGTTTTTCCACCCTTTCTGCTCCCACTTCCTTAACGAACTTCTTTTTCAAGAAATCGTAGCTCTTGTCCAAGGTTGCAATAGAAGCGCTCAATCCGGCACAACGAATATCCAAGCTATTCTTGCATCCCGCAAAGCAGCCTAAAGCGGCGGTACCAAATATCAATGCTGGTCCAAATGCTCTCGCCACATTCGTGAAAGTATTAACTTTACAGATGACGGCATCTTTCTTAAAATCCTCTTCAGTGAGGGCCTTTAACGCAGTTACCTTTTCTTCCGGGATATTATACTTATCGGAGAGCTCTGCTACAGTGCCCGAATTATCAGTAGAGATCTCGTGTGCTTTGTTTATAAGTTCCATATCTTTTTTGGCATCTTCCATAATTGCTTTGGCCTTAATAGCTCCTTGCCCTACGAATACGCAAGTTGCACCAAAGCAAGCGGAGCCACCAATTAACAAAATATCTGGTGCGTAATGCTTTAATGTCATACCTAACTGTTTAAAGAATTCTGTACTCATTAATTTTCCTCCTGCATAAAATCATTAATAGTCATTTGCCCCTTCATTTGTCTTGTCGGGACCGGTTTTAAATCGTTCGTTTCCTGTTTCTTAAGAAAAATGGCAACAACCTGAGACTCTTTCATAGAATCCACTCGGTCTTGCCATTTCTGTCCAGGATATAATGTTTTTAACTTCGTACGCATTTGTGATGTTGTCATGCATTACCTCCTAATAGGTTGAGGTGGCGGTAATATTAGTACAAAACCATCGCCATTCCAATGGAAAGAATATCCATTAATTGTTGACCACCCATAATTATTATCTGTATAAGGTGGAGGCGGTGCCGTTCTCTCATGCGTTAATTCATAGACCTGAGATGCTGTAATATCGCCATATCGATCTATCGTCTGGCAAATTGCAGCAACCAGTTTGTCCACGGAGTTCCTGTCCGGAATACCATATACATAATATCCATTGGCGTAACTACTACCCGAACTGATTGAGGTCTGATTAGTCTTAGACCAAATAGAATCGTATGAGTTTACCGACTGTATACTTCTGTTGTTATTGTAGGTATTATACCCGCTCTTTGGCTGCTGACCATCCATAAGAGTCATACGGGCGGAGCCGTCGATGATGTCAAATAAAGTCTTCTTAAACGCCGGCTTCAAGACATCATTCAAGGCATATTCACATAACCTCTTTCCGATTTCAAGGAACTTGTTTTCTTTTCGGTCCTTTGCATTCACTACCGGTTCCAGACGTCCCCTATTCTGATTTGGGTTGCTTGGTAATCCTGGGTGTTCCATCTTTCTCTCCTTTCTTTTCAAAAAGAAAGAGACCTTGTATCTTTCAATACAAAGCCCCTTTCTTCTAACCAATCAATTACTCCTCTTCAGCTTCCTCATTAGCATTAACAGTAATACACTTTTCAGCCTGCTTCTTTTTGATGTGCTGTACCAGCTTGGTCCCGCCAATAGCCGTACATACTCCACCTGCAAATCCTGCAGTTACCTTAAGTACATTTTTTACCATTTCATTCATCATAATTTAACCTCCTAATAGTTTAATTGAACTTTTGGTTCTCATTATAGAACTTGTTTTTTTCGCGATAATGACTAGGAAAGAACCCAATAGTCCTTAGTCGGATCCGTTTCCCACATGATGACACCACACGGTCGGCCATCAAAGCCTTCTTGGTAATAAATATCTTTTAATTTTGGAATTCTTCCGTATTTAGCTACCGCCCATCCATAACTATCTACCCTATCTGAATTCTTAGGCGTTACATTCAACGAGTAAAAGAAGTCGAGCAAAGATACATACGGTTCGCCATCAATCGCAGTTTTTCCGAGATCGTTCGCCGCGGCTCGAATGGACTCCTTATCTGATTCAAAATATTCGCCAGATACCGGTTCTAAATATAAAGCCTTACCACCCGTCGATATCACAAACTGTGGCGGGAGTGGCTCAGCTTTCTTAAGATGCTCTGCTGCAACCGCATCCTCAACCTTAGCCTCTTCTTTTTCACCAAGAGTCTCGATCACTTTGCTCTTGTACAAAGCAAGTGCTTCTTGGGAAAGTTGAGCAGCCGTTGCTACAGCGGTGAACTTGCGATCATTCATTACCTGAGCAAATATAATAGAGCCTACGCTGCATATTGTTAAAGCCAAAGATGGGCCATAATACTTGGCTGCTATCTTGGCTTTTTCCTTGAACGGAAGTTGACCATCGTAGTGCTCGGTCTCACTTTTCCAAATATCAAGGCATTTTGGCGTGTTTATACTCGCTAGAACGCCGGCACCTATCAATCCTGTGACGCCTAAACCGGTTAATATCTTTGCCCCGTACTTACTCCACATCATCTTGATGTCCATTCTTTTTATAAACCTCTCTTTCTAAATTGTGAATTCTGATTGACTGTGCTGTGCAATATCCCGCCAGCCCTGCAAATATCAAGAGTCCTAAAAATCCAGGCAATTTAACATGAAACTCCATTGATTTGTCCTCCTTTCATAAAAATAAAGAAGAAGAGGCTTTGTATGTTTCCATACTCGCCTCTTCCCTCAGACTAATAAACTTTAAAATCGTCATCATCTGATTTCGTACGTCTGTCTTCAATTTCCTTGTGAACCGCCTCCTCGATTTGCTGTTTTCTCGATTTCTCTGATCCGATCATCGTGCAAACAGAACCCGCGCAAGCTAAACTCACTCCGGCAATAAGCCATCCATTTAAATTCATATAATACCTCCTTTAAATTTAGTCCTATTAATATGCTTGTTTTTTTCGCGACCTACAAATCGTCCTCTGTAAACTCTTTCGGCGAGAAGACCGGTGCAAGAATATAATAGGTTTCTCCGCCATCAGCGAGTTCTTTAGATTCTGCTACGGCAATATCGATTGAGGTGATACCATCCTCGAGGAGTCCCATACCCCAGCCATATTTACTCCACTTTTCTGCCGCATATGGCATCTTATCAGCCACACCAAGGAATAGTAACCAATCGTATACAGAAGCAGGTGCTCCCATACCAAAATTACGATTGAGATGGTATCGAGCATTGTATACCTGTGCCAAAGAAGAGCGGAACCAAGTATCTGTCATTAAGTCATAAAATAACAGATCTCCCGGTTGTTCCGGATCATTCATGGAATCAATAAGCCCATCAATGTAAATATCCGGAAGAACGGCATGGATAATGCCTTTTTCAGCATCATGCGCCATTCGCTTGTCAATCTCTACAACAGCATCATCCCCGCAAACTTCTCGTACTTTCTCGCGGTACTTGGTCAAAGAAGCAAAGGTCACACCACCAGATGCGGCTAATGCTGCTAATTCCTTAGCACCTATCTTATGATTAACAATAATTGATGCTATTGTTACCGCCCCAGCAATCATGGATGGAATATAATATTTCCAAGTCTCTTTAAATTCCTGTTTCTTACTGATAATCTCACCTGGATGATTCATCTCCATAATTTCTTTAGCCTTAATAGTATTAAAATGGGTGGCCACCATAGTTCCAGCCACCCCTGCGCAGGAAACACCTGTTAATATAATTCTTAAAGTATCTGATTTAGTCATCTTCACCCTCCTCAGAAGTCGCAGCACAATTGTGGCTGTATCTTCATATCAATTATGTAAGAACCCTTTACATCTGTAGGAATGATGCTTATACCCGGATCCCAAGTTCCATACCGCGCCATCATTCCAGAGAAGTCCCAAATATAATCCTCACCAACTGCAGCGTCACTGAGTCCAAGATAGCTAAAGTAATCATTACCGGTCATTGCACTGCCGTCCCAGTTCTCAGATATGGCATCTTGGAATTCCTGAATACGACGCTCAACAGTATCCATTCGTGACATAAATGAGCGGCCAGACCAAGAATCCCAGAACCAGCAATCTGCCTCAGGGTCTTCGAATTCCGGAGCAAGTTGTACTTTTCCTTCTTTGACCGCATCTGTAAGTTTTTTCGTCTGGTTACGATGGACCTCCTCAAGGCCAAGTAAAGCCGTTCCAAGCGTCGTCCGTACTGCCCCATTATTTACCGCCGCGCCGATACAAGCACCCATACCGCCGGTAGCAACAATGGCTGTAGGAATATAATTCTTCCAACACTTCTTGAACTTCTCACCTTTTGTTAATTCTGTATCCGAGAGAATCTTATGGCTCTTATAAGTAGCTCTTGCACTTAAATATCCGGTTAAAGGAATGCTCACCAGATTAACCCCAGTGAGCACACCAATAACTATTTTTGCTGTTTTTAAATTCATTTACCGTACACCTCCTTAAATAACTGTTTTAATCGAGTCGTATTCTCTTGCCATTTCGATTAAATCAATAATCAATTTGACATCTGGTTTAACAAAACTGTTTGGGTCTAAGGCGTATGCCTTTTCTTGCTCTTCAATTAAAGTTAATAAATTGTACTTGTTAATTACTTTCATTTTTCTTTACCACCTTTACGATATTTTTTTGCTAATACCCACATTACATACTTCCAACCGCTTTATTCTGCTGCCATTTCTATAGTTATTGCGTACTCACCGCAATTAACAGTAGAATATAATTTTTTGCCCGAAAGAAGGGCGGCAATGTCCTCTTTTGTTATGTAAAATTTATCAAGTCCGTAGCACGGGCATACTTCTTCATCTTTGCTTTTAATTTCAAAATCACTCATCGTTTATCCTCACTTTCCATTTCTTCTGCCGCAATTCGGGCAATACTCTGTTCTCACTATCGAACGATAGCCGCACTTGCATTCCCAATATTCGGGAGAAAACTTGCGCCATCCGTCATCATCGCGCATCTCTTGATTACATGACGGGCATCGAATATCTTTTGTTACGCTTATTTTCCCGCAGTTTGAACATTGATATGCGGGTCTGGTTCCATCGGATAATGGTAAAGCTATTTCAATTTCTTTCCAAATCATTAAACACCTCACTTTCTGTGGTGGGCTCTCGCTCTAATCGAGGCTCCCATTTTACGATAGCCTCTTTAATCTGTTCAATTGTTCCGTCAGATTTTACGATAAACCTCGGTGCTGACAATTGTACCATATCATACGCTTTTCGTATTGCATCCATCTTCTCATGACAATCCTCACAAGGTGGATAATATCTTACCTCTTGCATTTTCTTCACGACAGCATCTGCTATCGCGTCTATAACGTATTCTGATAATTCTATTGTTCCTGGCATTTATTATCCTCTCTTTCCATCGTGTATGGCGTTATAAAATCTCCGGTATCAAACTTTTTGATTGCGTAAATCATCGTTGGATTTTCGATATACGGCGAGCATATAACGCTTGCACCTTCTGGCAATACGCTCATCAGTCTGTGCTTACACTCTCTTGAGCCAACCACAAAATCGTATTTAGTAATGATTTCTGCAAGTATCTGTTCTGTATATTCCCTCTGCAAACTAGCGATTTTTTGCATTTCTTCAAGCACGTTGTCGACGCTGTAAACAAAATTATGATTCATTTAATCACTCCTTTTACACCCTGGCTACAATCTTGATTTCACCGGAAAAACGGTATTTATTTAAATGCGGACAAAATTCTGTATGGTAGTCAATATATTTGTCTAAATTGTTTGCCAACCCTTCTGCAATATCCTTAACTATAATTTGTCGTAAATAATCGGCAGATTCCTTCTTCGCAGACAACACCAGTGCCTCAGGATAAAATCGTTCGCATCGAAATGTATCTATCTTGTGTTCATCCACCTTGAATTTTACAGACGATTTCAAAAGGGCTTCGTACATACGCTTGTACTTTTTTGCTTTCTGCCTTGCGTTCATTTCCTATTCCTCACTTTCTTCCTTTTGCTTTATTTTCGTCCTGCGTGCATCTATCCACCTATTAAGATCTGCTTTACATTCATAACATATATCCCATACTATTCCGGGTGCCGAAACATGGAGGTCTATTTTATCACCATATTGCAAGGTCGACATCCGCTTTCCACAAATATCACATATCAATAACGTTTTCTTCATTCTTTGTCCTCCTTGTCTGCCTCTATGATAGTTGGCGTGGCATCCAATCTATCACACCAATCCCATGAACCATCACCTGCTATCAGATCTTCATCAATCAATCTTCCATGACCTTTGGGAAGTGGCGTGCCATTTACTACTGCATTATATATAACATTATGTATAGCCGAAGTTAGTGTTTTGCCACTTTGCCGACCACTTACAATTATTATATTAGTGTTTCTTAATGCTTCATAAAACGCTTCTGGCATTTCGATTACTATCTGCATCTTTTTACCTCTCTTTCAAAATATAGGCAGTTCGTCCAACTCCATTTAACGTACACCTTTCCATCTTCCTGTATTGCTTCGCACGGAACGCCCTTCAACGGATTCCAATTCACAACCATTTTTGTTATTGGTACGCACCTATATTAGTTTTTTAGTTATTTTCCCACTTGTATTCGCAGTCACCACAATGGAAATGGCGGTAATCGATTTATTCGACCACAATAGTAGTCGACCTTTCTCTTATCGTATAATCTCCACAAGTAATCTAAATAATCCATATCTATTCCTCACTTTCCTTCGGTTCAAACAGAAAACAATATCCATCTTCTCTTGTCTTGCATCCATCACCCCATTTTTTACAGATTTCGTGGGCTACTATAAGCGGTATTCCGTCGACCTTCGCCACGCTATCGTATTCAAAGTATTTGCAATCCCTGCAATGCCCTCTCATTGACTTTTGCCTCAACAACTTGTCGTATTTCGCGCCACATTCTCGGCAACGATCCGCAAACTCTGTGACGGTTTCTTTACAAGGCGCTTGCTCTAACAATTCAATAGCACCTCTACAAGCATCAATAGTAGTCTTATCCATATCATTTCTAGGTTCTGTAAATGTTTCTCCCGTAAATGGGTCGAACAAAAACATATCCACAGTAAATTTCAAGCCACTTATGATTTCTTCTCTTGTCATTTTCTATCCTCACCTTCTACTTTTGGCATCCCATCCACTATGTATGTTGGGCGACTGTTAGCAATAAGTCTTACCTTTTCATCCACAAATGGCTTTATCTGTTCATACAAATTTTTCTTTATTCGCATAGCCTCGTCTGGTTTGACTTTCAGCCTCTCGTACTTTCGGTATATTTCCTCTATTCTTTCGTCAAGGATTTTCAATTGTGCCTCGACCCATTCGGGATATTTAGTTATTATCATTTTTGTCCTCACTTTCTACCTTGTAATCTGCATCTATCCATCCAACCACATTATCCATATTGATTCGCCCAACAATTTGTCTGCCATTGATTAACTTTATCATTCGTACTTTTTCGCACCACTCTACTTCAGTTGCTTTTATATTTATAATCTTTCCGTTTGTCAGCACTATGTTATACATTTATTCCTCACTTTCCGTCTTTTTATTGAACAAAGGCACGTCAATGTCTTTGACATCAATACAGCCTAGCACCTCAATATCTTGTTGTCCCTCGTCCCAATCATACAACCAAGCGTACAAGTCCTCAGAGTGGAGATCTACCATGAGATACTCGATCGAATATACCCAATTTACATTGCTCGAATACTTGTACCTCACCCTTACTAATTTGTCCATAATTGGTTGGCTTAAAAGCCACTCATTAAATTCGTTAATTGTCATTATTCGTCCTCACTTTCCACACCATTAATTTCACTAAGAAATTCTTTTAATGCCTTGTTTGCTAATTGCTTACCCTCATCATCGTATTTTGACTTGTACTTGTCGATAATTTCCAGTGCTTCATGCTTAGCAGTATAAGCTGTGGCAAAAGGTGCTATTGATATCTTCTCTATCTCGGCTCTAATCTCATCAATTGCTTTTGCTCTCTTTATTAGATATTCGAAAAAATCTGTAGTGAGCGATATTGTATTAGTTCCTTTTAAAAATGTTTCTAAATCCATTATTTTCCTCCCTTTCCAACTGTTTGAGTTAATACTTTTTTCGCAAAAGAAAAAAGAGACCCAGAATATAATTCTGAATCTCTCATTATAGAGCTTGTTTTTTTCGCGAATTAGCCGTAAATTCTAGCGTACTCATGAAAGAGAGGAATAAGAATGCAACACGATTTCAAAAAGAAACTTAAGAGAATGCAAAAGAAAAACAAAGAGTCTATGTGAATTTCACATAAACTCTTTAACAAATAATTATCTTACTACATACAGTACATTATTCTCCGATATTTCGTCATCTCTACTTAACGTTGACAAGAGGCTTTCAAACGCCTTATCATCGGCATCAAACTCGATTAAACATACGATATCGTCCGCGTATGGTCCTTTCTTACATACGTAGTCCTCGATTCCTGTAAATTTAACCAGTTCGATAACTCTTGATTTTGCCTCTGATGCCACAATCAACTTTCTTTTTAAACTTCCTCCGAATACCATAATAATATCCTCCTAAAAATGTAATATTTAGCATTTCTGCTATTATAGAGGTTGTTTATTCCGCGAAAAAAAGAAGAGTCCATGTAAAATACACGAACCCTTCTCTTGTAGAACTCAAATATAATTCTATTTGACTCTTTTTAGCATCCGATTAACACATACGGATGATACCTTACCGGTACATTCAGCTCCTAAAGCCATTTTGTTCAGCCCGAATGATACGCCTCCGGCTATCACAGCTGGTAACACAACTTTGCCAATGTCTAAGACTCTATCCCAGATTGCTTTGCGCTTCGCCTTTTTCTCATACATCTCCGCGTTTTCAATCCGGGAAGCTTCCTCGATTTGAGCATAAATTGCCTTCAACTGATCCTGCAACTGAGCGTACTCTTTAGTACCTACCTCAGTGACTTTCATTGCCGCAATAACACGGTCTGCTTCTCCTTTTAACATTTCTTCCATACCAAAAATCTCCTTTCAAAATATAATTTTGTCTACGTTATGGTAGTAGTTTATTCCGCGATGCTGTCGTCTGCAAACGGTTTCTTTTTTGGCTCGTATGGTGGAGTATATTTCTTGATTTTTGGCGCATAACCTTTATTTATCAATCGCTGTACCGACTCAATATAGTCCTGTGGATTTCCGTCATACATCAAGACATTTGCGAACCCACCATCACTAAAAAACTCCCGAACCTCGTCATGCATTGGTGCATCAGGGGCACCTTCTGTACGAATATAATCGAGTGTTGCGGATGTGAGAACTGCATCACGGAGCATATCCAAACCCGCATCGCAGTATTGGTGCTTCTTTTTTGTTTCTGGATGAGCCTCTTCATAATCATAATATGTTTTTACCAGTTTTTTGCCGGGCGCGGTCCGTCCTTCGGTTCCTTCAAACAGGACTCCTAACCCATGCTCAAGAGTCACAAATGATTTGATCGTACGATTCGCGATGCCTAGTTCATCATTAATAGAGAGTTTATCCAGGATTTCGTTCGGTGTGTCAATATACACCCACCCGGAACCATCGATTGCACCTAAATAAATAATGGCAGTCGAACCCATCTTTCTCAGGTATTCGCCTACCGTCATTGCATACGCACATTCCTCGAAATACGCTCTAGACTTGTCGCATGCGCGGCTTGTTCTGTAAATTCCCATATTCTGTCCTCCTTTGACAAAAGAAAAAAGAGACCCGGAATATAATTCCGAATCTCTAAACCTTTACAGTTTTACACCACCTATTTTTCCAGACTTTTGTAAGACCTGAATAAAATCAAATTCATCTTCATTGCCTTTCTCCCAGTCGTATATATTTCCGATATTCTTACCGGATCTTTTATACTTCTCTCTTCTCTTCGCAACCGTCTTTTCGATTTCTTTAATTGTTTTCATATAATACATACCTCCTTAAAAATATTTAGTATTTCTGCTATTATGGAGGTTGTTTATTTCGCGAATATCTTTTGTAGGCAAAAAAGAGGAGCCCGCGTAATTCCTGCGAGCTCCTTGCTTAACTCATAAACCTAATAATCCAAGCGGTGCCAATAAGGCACTAAAAATAGTGGTGATTAGAGTACTAGATAGTACATGCTTGATCACGGTCAAACCACCGATTACAAGTAATACAATCACTAATACCTTAACCCATTTCTTTGTTAATAATGTCCTCATACTTTTTCCTCCGCATAATTAGTTTTTATTGCTATTATAGAGGTTGTTTATTTCACGAAAAAAGAAGAGCCCATGTGAAACACACGAGCTCAACCCCCTTTAACAATACCACGTTTTTTTTCCGGTCTTGATAAACATCCCTTTCCGAGTACGAAACACATCAAATTCTTCGTCTGGGTTTGTTAAAATCTCCTCAATAAAATCCACCTCGTTTCTTATCATCCGCGCTGGCGACTTCTTCTTCTTCGCGCATTTGATTAAGTCCAGTGGAATCCTTATTGGAGCCATTAATACATACATCCCCGCTACAATTACTTTTGCTGCATTTCTTTTGTTCATAATATTTATCCTCCTAAAAAATATTTAGTATTTCTGCTATTATAGAGGTTGTTTATTCCGCGAAAAAAGAAGAGCCCATGTAAAACACACGAGCTCAACTCACTTTAACAATACTACTTTTTTCCGGACTTGATTAACCGAGTTAAAAATGCTTTGTATTCGTCTGGGTTTGTTAAAACATCCTCTGCCAAATCCACCTCGTTTCTTATCAGCTGCGCTGGCGACGTCTTCGTCCTCGCGCAATAGATTAAGTCATGTGTAACCGCCATTGGAGCCGTTAATACATACATCCCCGCTACAATTCCTTTTGCTGCATTTCTTTTGCTCATAATATTTATCCTCCTAAAATGTAATATTTAGCATTTCTGCTATTATAGAGGTTGTTTATTCCGCGAAAAAAAGAAGAGTCCATGTAAAATACACGAACCCTTCTCTTGTCATTTTTTGTCCTTACTTTTTGTGTCTGCTATAACACTGTACGTAAAATACTTGTTCATGATCCTCAATAGCTCGTCAGTACTTTTAGCTCCCATTACTTCTCTTTGAAGTCTTTTAAGTACTTCATTTTCATCTACATCCTTCTCATTAAGTTCTTGCACGTATTTTCTTCTAAACCCTGCCATAACAACATCCTCCTAAAAATGTAATATTTAGCATTTCTGCTATTATAGAGGTTGCTTATTTCACGATGTAGGAATATAATTATTCACACATTGATAAAGGGGTATATTCAGTGTTATACCGGCTTCCGCCCTCAAGAGCTATGTCAATTGCATTTGGAGGACGTACATATAGACAAAAGATATATTGTAGGAGGTATGAAGACGAAAGCCGGCAGAAATAGAGTGGTTCCTATTCATCGTAGGATTAAACCACTCATCGAAAAATTGCTCAACGAAAGGATTGAAAGAGTTGAGGACAGAAAGAACCTTTTCGTTGAAACTGATGCTTGTAATGGGATGGTTAAATCCTATAACTACCGCCATTACAAATACCAGTTCGATGTGGCAATGAAGAAATATAATCTAAATACCATAGTGGAATGTAGGAATAGTATATGAATTATCTACATTTTACTCCCATTTTGACCGCTTTAGTACTTTTAAAAATCCCATAAAATAAGGGCTTTCCGCATTTTTCATCTATTGTGTATTTTCTGTGTAACAATTCGCAAAGTTAGATGAACAAATACTGAAAGCCCTTAAATGTAGGAATAATGTACAAACGATCGACATTTACATGCGTCTATTTAATCACATGAAACTCATGATAAATATCGTCAAGATCGTGTACATATGAATTACCGCCAAGTGAAATATAACTATTATATAATTCATTCCAGTTTGATAATTCTTCCATTGTCACATATTCTTTCTCCTGTGCTTCACGGAATAATTTATATAATGTATTACGAATTATATCGCATAAGGCTTTTTTGATAACCTTTTGACAATCATTATCATTTGTCTTTTGAGCGGCTTTTCTCTGAATCGCATTTGAGATCAGTCCCACAAGTAGGCCGATAATTGATGTCGTTAAGGCCTGTACCCCTAAAATAGAGAGAAGCTGATATGTTGTCATTAATCTAGCTGGTTACCTCCATCATCATAAATATGATAGCCGTTCTTTTTGTTTTTCTTCCAGCAATTATACGCATTTTTCCATACATTAAAAGCCCCTGCTTGGTTACCGCTATTCCATGCAGTACGGACGCGATAATATTTAACGCTGGTAAACGAATAATCCGGATATGATTTTGAAGTAAGTTTAACCTTGGCTGCCTCCTTACCCAAATCACCAGTGCCGTAATCAGCCTTTGGGAAGACAAATCCCAAAAACTTCATTCCGTTATAGGAATATCCCGATGCCTTTGTGATTCGGATATGGTCGAACTTAACTCCATTATAATGACTCTGATACATTTCAAAATCACCGTTATCATAAATTTTTTCTACGGAACCAACATGTCCATCAAATACAGCCTGAGCGCCGAGACGAATATCATCCATTTTTGTAGAGGTCTCACGACCATTTTTATCGGCATAATTAATCCAGCTGCTTGGATCGCAAACCGGAATAGACCAGTCGACCTTCTTCTGATTATCAAGCTGGGCTAATCTCCCGGCAGATAAACCTACGCAATTTGGCAAAGTATAGCCGGTTGAATCGATTGAGATTGCGGCTGAATAACCACCTTTTTTATAATTGCGATAATATTTATTTAATACCGTAGGGCATTTAGTCAATGGTGAAAATTTAGTAGCCATACTACTCACCATCCTTTTTCTTGTTATAATTCACATTGCTGATTCCGATAAGACCGCCAATTAATGTTGCAGTAGCGCCGACTACCGTAACCACATTCTGAGTTGTAGTTACGGACAGACCGAAAATCGGCAACACGACATTTAAAAATACAGTCAATGACGGCATGGCAATAATGCACATCCACTTAAGAATGTTATAAACTTTGTTCGGAAACTTCATTATTCAATTCCTCCTTTAGAGATTTTCCTCTCATTTTGAATTTAAACTCCGACCGCCAACCAATCAATTCTTCTGTAGGAAGACAGATTTTGAGTGCTTGTATATCCGTTCATCATAACTGTAACAGTAAATCCTGTTGTCCCTACGGATAACCCTGTAACAGAAATTGTTCGTTCATGATAGCCGGTATTTGCAATAGGAGTAATCATTACTTTTGGTGCTACCTTAAATGGACGGTTAAATGTCTGTTCAAAAGTTGTCGTATTATCTCCACCCTTTAGAGTACCGCTTGTTATCGAACCACTTTCAAAAACAGGAATATATCCGTTTGACTTCGGAAGATAGACTGTATTACTTTCGGCTATGGATAAAACCTCCATAGAAAGAACATCCGTGTAATAAATACCGGAACCGTATATTCGGAGATAGCCCTGCTTATTTCTGGCCGCGCCACTTGATATATTATTACCAAGTATCAATCTAGCGACACCTTTTGTACTGGCTGTCCCTTGTAATGCCGTATATCGCAAACTATCATTGACCTTATTCTGTCTATATCCACTTGTTTCGGATTTTGTGACAAACGGAATTTGATATACTGTAGCACTTGTCGGATCTGTTACGGCATTATAAGTATTGTCTGAATTCGTAGCGGTTCTCGCATAGCCTGCTGTTGCTATGCTGCTATCGGGATCGTTAAATATCCATTTGCCCTGAGCTTCGATAAAATTAGTTGCTGTACTAATGGCCGCATAAGGGGTGTCTCCATTAGGCCCGGGCCATCCAACGATTCTAAGCAAATCATATGGACCTCCATGACCTGCAAAACCATAAATACCAATCCCACCCTGATAGAATTTAAGGCCCGCTTCATCATCCTTGCCTGAACCCGTAAAACTTAATCCGTATGAATCTAATTTCAAATCCAACGAAACACCATTTTTTAGTATAATATCTCCAGCGCTTGTAACTTTGAACTTTCCACCACCTAATGAAATACCATCGGGGCCGATATAAACACCCGTACTCGTTGTGGAATCCAGCGATGTCATATTATTGTATAAGGCACCTAAATTTGTATTCGCATTTGTTCCGATGTTCCATGCACCAATTTTTCCACCGCCGGCGGCATAGATATATCCATCGTTTCGGATATAAAAGTCGCTTACATAAGAGCCATAAGTAGTCCCACCGTCATAAGATCTATGCATTACCCTAAATGCAACATCGGTGTCCGAAGCAGTTGAACACCCCAAATAAGTTTGTCTTTGGGTAGAAGCGGTTCCAGAAGTAACGCCTGAAACTTTATAAATTGATGTGTTACTAATCTTCCACCCGCCAATTGTTGCGCCAATAGCTTGAAGATCTGTTACACTAATCTTAGCGGCAGTAACTGCACCAGAACTTATCTTATCCGCCGTAATTGCATTTGAAGCGATTTCGGTGGCTGTTATAGAAGAGGCCACAATATGATCAGCAGTAATCGTATGTTCTTTGATTAAGTCGTCAGCATCAAAAGTCGCCTTCTGAACAGTTGTTCCATCGGTAGTAAAGCCAATATAATTGCCTGTTTCAGCATCTTTTAATAAGATACGATCCGCAGTTAATGTTCCCGCAGTAATATTTGATGCATTGACTTCTACGGCATCTAAATATCCGGTAATATGGCCGTCCTTAATTACAGCGTTCTCGGCAACGAGACCTACTTGAACAAATAAATCTTTAACTTTTTCAGTATTAATTTCTACGGTATTCAAATTTGCCATGTCGGCTTTCAAATAATCAGTAGAAATTGTACTCGAGACAATATCCTCGATTGTAGCGGTGCCAGCAGTTATAACTTTTGCTGAAAGAGCCTCGATCTCAGCTTCTTGAGCATTCACGACTTCAGCAACAATATACTCAGCGGTTATCTTATTAGCCGCTATAGATTCAATTGTAGCGGAATTTGCGATGAGATTTGTAGCATTTACAATATTAGCTCGAATGCATTCATTGTAACTCTCATTTTGACTTGCGGCGGCAATGTTTGCAACGTTGGCATCTACATTACCAATTGTTATAGCATTTGCTGTCTGATTTCCGGTTACTGTAGCTGTATGGTCCTGAATTTCGACAAGTACTCTATCACCAACCGCCATGGATACAGTAGATTCCACAGGTGTAGATGACTCTGAGCCATCTATTACTACTGTCGGTTGATCTCCCACAGCAGTAACAGTGGCATAAAGAGTCTTAATTGTATTTTTGCTTGTCGAAGGATTGGACGCAACTGCTTTGGCAAAATCTGAAACTAGACTTGAATCTAATTCTGCCATTTATGTTGTCCTCCCCTCAAATAAAACTTCGGTATAAGTTGCCGTTTCTGAAACTTGGCAACCTGTTTTACAAGAAATACTCTGCGATTGAACAACTGCCTTAACATTCTCTAATCCGGCCGCTTTGTAATTCAACAAGACAGCGTCACCAACTCTAACAGGGCAATAACCGTGCGTGTAAGTCAACTTACATTCGACGGTCGAGAGCTGTACGAGAAGCTTTTTAGCGTAGGCGGTAATCTCAGCTTTTGTAGCATTTAGTAACCCACTTGGATTACTAACTCGGTACACGATTTCACGCCCACGTGAAACAGTCGATATTGGGCTTCCAGCTTCCGTATTTTTAACAGTAACATTTAATGGTTTGCTCGAACTGTCTTTTTTGACTGTTACACTCACAACATTTGGAATGCCAAATAAATCTTTAGACAGAGTAATATCTTGAGATATAATTGAACTATTATCGTCGTTATAAGTAAATATTGGGTGCAATTTAGATGCATCCTGAATTGGCTCAAATGTTATAGTCCCATTCGGTTCAAGACCAAATTTATAATCGACCGTTTCAAGCAACCCCGAAATAAACGAAAGCCAAGTTTCTCCATCTTCTGCAACAAAATGCGATTTAAGAGTCTTTTCGGATTCGGGATCAATAACGAGTGCACGGCCATGCTCTCTACACAGCTTATATGCTTCTTCGAGAGAATACATTGGTGCGTTGCTTGTTGATTTAAATATTGCGTATCCGGTGGGAACCGTATTTTCTTTTAACTCAATTAATGGCGTATAACCATCTAAAGAAATAGTGGAGTACTTTCCGTTAAATTTAACGGAAGGCGTCTCCACTAAAAATGTTCCTAAAGTTTCTCGATATTCAACTCCGTCTTGCTCGGCAACCAAGTACACGCGAATATAATTCTCAGATATAGGCTCTGTCGTGTCAAAATTGGCAGAGCCTAAAGTATCTTTAGAAGAATCTCTTGAAATCGAGCAGGATATAATTGTATCTAGTTTTTCCAGGTTCCCCCAAGTAGTTGGGTCGACAATATAATATTCAAATCGCTGTTTCATTGACTTAGTCCAGTCGATTGCCATATCATTCGCCTCCTTCAACTCTTGTTAAGTTTAAAGTAACCGGAACAACAGGATTATTATGTGTCTGGCTTATGGATACTTTAATGTGCGCCCAATAGCCCAACCCCGATGGTTCTCTTACATAACAATCACCCATCCAAACAGCTAATCTTCGTAACTGGTACAAGGTTTCCGTATCAGATTTTATGATATCCGTCTTCCAAGTAGCCGAAGTTCCTAAATGAGTTCCATAATAGCTAACAGGATGTTCTCGACCAGCATATTCCAGCATTTTAACATCGGTACTATTTTCTTCGGAGACATCGATATCATAAGGTAATCTCAACAAACTTCCACTCCAAGAAGGGTTTTCTTCGTCATAGTTTGAATTAATATCGTATGACACCTGGTTGTCATTCCATTGAATAATGATTGCCGATTCATTGACTGGAGTGGAATTAATATCCGCATACTCTAACGCGCCGGTTTCATGGTCAATAGCAACAACACGATATCGAGCAAGATCGAGACTCGGATGAGAATCCAAGACTATGCCGGCATCCTTTGTTCCTTGAGCATATGTGCTTCCGACCAATGTAAATGACCCATCATAATTCGTTCGATATACGTTAAAATCAACTCGGCCACTCGAGCTTAATTCGGTCCATATCTGATAGTAATAAGTGTTCTCTTCCCATGTCGGTGCTAAACCAGTATCAGGATCTTCTTCTACAAGCTCGAACGCATCGCCATTTTTAATGAAATAAGAACGATAAAACATATCTTCCCAATCATCTGGTTGCTCGGTAGTTAAAACATATTCGACGACATTTTTTGCCCAATACGGTTTTACCTTGCAAGTGTAATTATTTTCATCGTAAACGACATTTGCATTCACAATATGAGTTGTATTAGAAAGCTCATCGCTTTGAGTAGGCGAGAATTTATACTCTCCACTTCCGGTGCTTGCATATTCTGTGGATACATTAATTACTAAAGTATAATCCTCATTTTGTTTGAAACGAATATCGGAAACATTGATTTCCTGATAAAGCGTTTTCTTAGATGAGGATACATATTTCTCGTATAATGTTTGACCCGATACAATATTTATCGTATTTCCAACAGAATCCGCTATCGAATAGTTGCTATCTGCTATTATTTTGACTAAATAACCGACAATCGTATCGTTAGTATCTACAGATGCATACGCATAACATGGGAATGTTAAAACTACTGGAATATGACCGTCGCTATCAGCACTTCCGTTTGTGACCATTGTTTTCTCATTATTTAAAAGATATGTGGTCACTTCAACAGAATCTAAAATATTGAACGAGCGAGTAGTTCCATATTCACTCCAGCCTGCACTTGTAGTAATATAGCCCTGAGTCTTAACTCTCCATTGAGCGACGAAAATATCACCAAATCTGGAAATCCATTCTTCGACCATCGCCGATGTTATGGCTAAATAACCAATGTTAGGTTCTTTACTTCCCTCTGGGACCGTGTAATCATATTCTATAAGATTAGAATCTGCCCATTTACTTGGAAATGATGAATTTTTCGAACGAACACGAATCTGAATATGGGCCTTTGTCTGGTCAGATCCATCAACTGTGTTGTGCGCCCAATATAGAATAATTTGGTCATTTCCATCAATTGAAATTGTTGATCCGGATGACCAAGTCGTAGGAACATCCGGCGCATGACCAAGTGCGATACTTTTAACAGCAGACCATCTGGATTGCACTGAATTTCCACTCGAATCCGTAGAAACTGCACATAACCTAAAATACCAAGTATTAGCATAATCTGACTCGGAGCTGCTCACGTCAATAGTCATAGGACTTGTAAGCGCAGATTTTGTCTCTGTTCCGTAGCCCTTATCAAAATTACTGTCGTCATCTGTGTATTCGGCTATATAAGTAATGTTACTTGCGGATAAAGCATCCCAAAAAAGAACTACTGAAATATCATTTGCTGCCTTTAAAGACTTGATAGCAACGCTATCTGGTCTGGTTGTTACAACTTCTGAATAATCTGACCAATCAGAATTTCCACCTATCTTCGCTTTACCACGAGCTTGAACAACATATTCAGTCGAGTTGCTTAATTTCTTAGATGTCCATGTTATATAAGCAACCTCAACGGTTGTTCCACTTTTTTTTGTGGTTTTAACCGTTGTGGCAAGCCAGTCAGAAGTCTGAACGATAGCTCCAGCGGATGTGACTTTCTTAGTTGTCGCATCGACTACTGGAGCTTGAAGGAGCCTAAACTGAATATAATTATAGGAAGTATCCAAGTCATCCATTGTGGCTATAACATGTGCGTCATTATCACTCAATTCTACCGTCGGGGCTGATGATGGCGCGCTTAAAGGCGAGCATACACCTGATGACCACTCGGACCATTCATCGTCCCATGTTCCAGCCGACGTGTATCCTTTTGCTCGAACATAATAAGTTGTGTTATAGCCAATTTTTGTTGGATCATTAAAAGTATACGTTGCGGTCCGAGTCTTACTTCCAATCGCTACGTCTTTGGTCATGAGAACCGTTGATTTATCAGAAACCAAAGAGAATCTAACTTTAGACCATAGCGTAGGAAGTGAACTCATCTCCGCAGTAATTTTAATACCATCAATGGAAACACTCGGTGCGGACAAAGCATTGATCGCCACATACTCGGAATATCCAGACCAGGCCGATTTAGTCCCGTCTTGATATTTAAATAATGCCTGAACCTTATACTTACAGCCCGGGCTGAGTGTAAGTTCTTTAGCGGTAAAAGTTTTATCATATTGATAGTAGCTGACATTTATTGGATACTTGCTTTGGCTGCTTACTTTTACCGTGGACAACTTTTTAGTAGAGACATTGTATTTGACAATCCATAAATAAACGGTCGCAACTTTAGTCTTCTTGTCGTCTTCGTCGTTCATAGAATCTGAGCCAACACTGTAATCATAAACACGAAGAAGGCCATTATTCGTAATTTCAACATTTGGAACGTTTGAAGAATAGCTTGCCGATATGGTTCCATTTCCAGTACCTTCATTAGAATCGGTATCGGTTGGCGACTTTGTCGAGGTGTCTGACTTTGTAGAAGGATTGTAAGCTACTTCTTTATAGCCAGATTCCGTTGCGGTGAATAGGGCGCTGCCTAAAAGTGCAGTTTTTCTGCCTTTTACCAAAATTTTCATTCTAATTTTAGTGCAATTAGAATCTCTCGGAAGAGAGAACGAGACGGTTTTTGGCAATGTCACTTTCGCCGAACTATTAGGATCAACTATAACAGTTGCACTGCCAAGTTTGGTCCACGCCGTAGTATACTTTTCTACCGTAACTACTACACTTCCTGTTGCCGACTGTGTTGTGTACTTTGTTCCATTTACAGTAATATTCTGATATGGAGCGCTCGGCGACCAGCGAAGGGTCGTAGAAACTGTAGAGTCTCCGACTGATGGAGTTGTAAAAGTAATTATTGATTCCGAACCGAAACTCATTTCTATGCCCTCCCTTCGATTCTAATTGCACGTATAAGAGTATTAATAGCGTCCGAAACATCACTTCCACTATCGTAAGTGATACCATTAATATTGTATGTGTTATTGGTTTTCACGTTTCCTGAAATTTCGGAAGAAAGCGATTTAATCGCACTAACAATGTCTTCGTTCGATGCCGAGCTATTTCTCATATTCATTCCATCAGTAATTGAGCCGACGGTAGATAAAGTAAGAGAATTATTCTGGTTAAGCATCGATCCAATGGATGCGGCCCCTCTCCGAACATTTGTCAAATCTAAAACTGGAGTAATAGTTAGGTCTGGATTTATATCATTTTGAATTAAATCGGTCATGTTGTCCAAAACCGATTTCATCGCAGACATGGTGTCGTCGCCAAGATTATTCGAAGCATCCTCGCAAACGCCCGCCATGCTCTCGATTCCGTTCGCCAAACCCATCGGAATGTATTCGCCAAGTTCTTCAAACACTCTAGATGGTGAATGGATTTCGAGATGCAAACAGAGTGTTTCAATTGCTACATCGCCCATTGATTTTACTGCTTCTTTGAAAGTGTCGGATGATGCTTGAGCAGCGATTCCATTCATTAACCCCGTAACGATGTACTTTCCAGCATTATAAAAATCATTATACTTATTTCTAATGGTGGTAACCAGATCAGTCATGAGCTGTTTAAAAACATTAAGGTTTTCACCTTTTCCTGTAGAAAGGCCGTCTCGTAGACTTTCCATAATCTCTTTTCCAGCGCCTTTAATGCTATTCTTATTTTTTGCACTATATACATGGTCAGTAAATAAGTTCATAAGAATATTAATTGACTTTATGATTTGGCTACTCGTATCATCGAATAATTTAGATAACTCTTCCAATTTTTCAGAATTTAACGATTCTATATCAGATGCCATGATTGTAAATCGAGAACTGTCATTCCAATTGCCGATTTCATTCATCTTATTATAGAAACCCAAAATCGCAGTTCCAAAAACATCCAAAAAGTCTTTAACATTGGCTGCTAAACTAGAGCCATTGTAATCCGAAATGGTCTTGCAATTTTCAACGACCACAGCAAATACTTCAACTGCTTTAGCGGCTGTCTTATAAGTATCAATTCCAACCAGTGAAACGATATCTGCAAAAGCACCTAAATTCGTACCAAGAGTAATGAGTTTTTGAGAGAAAGTTGCAAGATCATTATCACCAACAAAGAGTGAAACGACCGACAATCCTTCATTAGGAATATCATTAGCGGCCTTCACTATTGCGGCAAAGCATTTCATTGAATCCTCTGCTGTCTCATACTTATCCTTGTCGACCGATGCCAAATCTGTTACCGCCGACGCAAAATCGGATCCAAATTCTTTTAATTCGGTAGAGAATTTACCGAGAGTGTTATCACCAGCAATCGCAGCCCATATTCCACCTTCAACAGGAATGTCTTTGCAATTCTTAATAATTGCAGCAAAGCATTTCATTGAATACTCTGCTGAATCATATTCGTCTTTACTAACACTCGCTAAATTGGTAATGGCTTCTGGATATTTTTCGCCGAATGACTGTAGTTCAGTAGCAAAAGTTCCAAGAGAATTATCACCAGCAATCGCAGCCCATATTCCACCTTCATTAGGAATAGTGCTAATAATCTTGACTATCTTGCCGAATGTTTCCATAGCTTTGGTCGTATTATCGATCTGGTCGTCAGTAAGATCGTCAAAACTTTGAGCAAATTCGGTAAACTTCGGTGCGAATTTTACCAGTTCATCGCCAAAAGCGACAATATCATTATTTCCAAAGAACCAATCACTAAATGTTCCTCCAGAACTTGGTAAAGCCGCTGCCGCCGAAAATATAATTTCCATAGCTCGTGCTACGCCCTGCAAATGATTAGTTGAAATACCCTTTGTTTCATCTGCAAAGTTTACCATATGAGGAGCAAATTTTTCTAATTCTTCTCCCATGGCGGCCATCGATTGATTAGAGCCAAAAAATGTCGAAACGAATGATGAAATAGACGATATCAACTCGGTAGCGCTAAAAGCTGCTAAAATTCCACACAAAGTCAAAGTGCTCTCAAGTGTTGCATCATCGATCGACTTCATACTGTCAAAGAATCCTTGTGCGTTTGACATAAAATTAGATAAATCTTTTCCTATGTCTGCAAAACTTCCGCCAAAAGATAGAAATGAAGATATTCCTTCAATTAATTCCGCAGCACTTAATGCAATTATTGCAGCGGTAATAATACCGACGCCTTTCAAAACATTTACATCAATTTCTCTTGCGCCGTTTATGAATCCTTGTGCGTTTGACATGAAGCTAGAAAGATTCTCCCCGATATGCGGAAGATAATCGGAAATTCCTCCGGCCATTGCGCCGACCAAATTTCCTACAAAAGTTCCAATGGCAGAGCCTAATGCTCCAAGTAACGGAAGACTTGCACTCATGCTATCGGTTATTCCAGCATTAGCTTTCGTGAATTCGCCCAAAGCCGCTAAAAGTCCTGCTAATTCTATTGCCACCGCGGTCATTTCAACCGCACCAATTAACGCGATAGGAGCCAAAGGTGCAATCGCTGCTAATGCGGCTACAATAGCAGTAAGAACCCCAATTAACGATAAACCTTCAATTAGGACATTCGCATCGGCCCCGGAAAATGCATCAATAACTCCTTGGAATACACTCATCAAGACATTAAACAATGCTTGAACTAGCTCCGGAGTTCTTTCCGCAACTTTATTAATAACGGTGATAAGAATGTCAAATAATTTATCAACGATAGCGCCAATATTGGCAAGAACAACACCCAAAATTCCAATAAGCATAGTAACCAAAGTTTTAGCTATATCTGGAACCAACTGTATAAGCATCGCGTTAAGTTGTGATATGATGGAAATCAAGTCCGGAATAATTTTCGGAAGTTTTTTAGCTATAGTATGAACAAGTGCGGCAATAACTGTAAACACAGCTTCGATTAATTTAGGAGCCGCCTCGATAAGAATTTGAGCCACTGTAAGAACAAGTGTAATAATAAATTCTCCAATAGCCGGAAGAATGTTAGTTAGTACTTGGAAGAAGCCGCTTATAGCGACACTTAGTGCTGCCACGATAGAAGGAGTTGTTTCAATAATCACATTACAAATAGCAATAACAACCGCTTTGAATCCCTTAACAAAACCCTCTAAGAAAGCAGCTATTCCAGCACCAAAGGCACCAAATACAACAGGAATAATATCAACAATTGCATACAATCTTTTAAAACCATCAACTATCGTATTTAATCCGATTCCAAATATAAGTGCTCCATTTGAAACCGTGGCAACTAATAAACTAACAGCGGTTATAATTGCGACTATTGCAGTCGAGAATACAATCATTCCCGGAAGAACAGAAGTTGCCACTGCCGATGCTACTAAAAACATTCCCATTACAGCCGCTATCGCTAATAATCCTTGTTTCAATACATCAACATTCATGCTTCCGAAGATTGCTATAACTCCGGTAAGCAAGAGAAGTGCATTTGCGACGATTAAAATCGAAATGCCAGTTGCAACGGTCTTATTTCCACTAAATGCAGTAAATATAGTTAGCATTCCGAGTACAGAAGCGAGAGCCAGCATTCCTTGACTTAGCATTGTGATGTCCATACTTCCTAAAATGGCTATAGCCCCGCACAATATCATGATACCGTTAGCCATTAATAATAAGGAAGCGCCTGTTGCGATTGTTTTATCCCCACCAAATTTTGTGAACAAAGTAAGTGCCAACAGAATTTTAAATAGAGCCATACACCCTCTGTTTAAACCATCCGCATCAATTAGGCTTAATATCACCATAGCGACCGCAAATACTTTGATTGCTTTTGCAACTATGAATATAGAAGCTGCCGCTAATAAAAGAGTTTTCTCGCATCCTTTGCAAACTCGACCGAGTATCGCTAATGCAACTGTAACTTCGAGCAATACCACACCAAGAGCGCCAATAGACTGCCATACATTATTAAGACTTTCAATTGTCTTAAGCGCTTTTGCTAATATTCCAACAGCCAATGCGACAATAAGCAGCGATGCGGCCATTTTCAAAAGCAATGTTCCGATTTGATTTGCTCCGATTTGATCTACGAGTGTGTTGACGGACTTTGTTACAAGTTGCAAAATCTTTGTTATTCCAACAAACATTCCAACCATCGCTAGCGTTGCTCGTTCCATGTCTTCGACCGGTATAGAAGCCATCTTGTCTAAGGCGTATGCCAGAAGTAAAATAGAAGCCGCTATTTTAACAATATTATTTGCGGTAACGGTGGCCGTGAAATTTTTGATAGCTAATGAAAGTTGACTCAAGCCTTTATTTAAAAATCCAGTAATACCATACGTTCCCTTCGTCTCGGTAATAGTCTCCAAAAAAGACTGAACTCTATTAAGCCAAAGGACAAGAGCTGCAAATCCGCCAGCGCTAATTAAACTAGAAATGCCATTTATTCCTTCAGTACTTGATAACTTACTAACAAAAGTTTTTATAGCGTCCCAAGTTTTTCCTAAAACCTTGACTATTCCATTAAATATTATTTTAATAATATTCCATACAGTTTCTAAAGCACTAACAATTCCACTGCGTTTAAAGAAATCACCGATATCCGTAAATATCTTTTTAAAACGATCCCAACCTGGAATTTTAAAATCTTCTTTTAGCTGAGAAACCAAGGATGCGATCCCTTTCCCCAACCCGGAATTCTTTATAATATTCCCAATATTTAATAAGTTTTCTTTAAAACGAATGAATCCTGGGGTATTAAAATTTTGCTTAACAACTAAAAATAGATTTTCTATACCAGAAATTACTGGAGAGAGAAAATTGGAAACATGCTGAATTGTGTTTGAAAAAAATTCAATCACCTTTGTCTTTGCCTCAAGTACATCTATTCCGGTCAACGATCCGAAAGCATCCAGCAGTCCAGTTGCTAAGCTTTTTGCTGGGGATACCAAAATCCCTAATATTGACTTGAGTCCTTCCCAGTTTTTAAGTTGCTCGCCCAAATCAGTAGCAAGATTCGAAACCGGAGCCAATAATGTAACCATAACATTGGCAATGCCACTTAATGCATTCTTAACAAAATCTAAAATTCCAGTAGAATTATTTAGTTGGAGTACAACATCATATATTCCGCTGGATAATGTATTTAATAATCCATCGGAGTCCATTAATGTATTAATAATATTAATGACTGCCGATCCTACAATTTTTAAAGGTTCAAGAAGTACTGAAAACATTTTGACTCCGGTATCAATGAGCAAAATTATTGCTTTCAATATATTTTTAACTGTGACCATAACACCTTCGGATACGGTGAATTCGCCAGTTAATTCTTTTATATCTTGAATTAATTTATAAAGCCCAGAATACTGAAATGTCTCCATAAAACTTTCAATAGTTTCAATAATTGGACTAAGTAATTTTCCTGAAAATTTTAATATATTCCCGATTATTGTAAATACTGATGTAAACGAATTTACAATAGTTGTTACATCAAATCCTTCTAAATAATCGCTAATTTTCGTAATAATAGAAATAACAGCCGAGGATGCTGTTTTAAGAAAAGGACTAACAATGGACTTAATATCATTGATCCGCTCTCTGAAGTTTTCAAGCATTGTAACCAGTGGGCCATCATTAGCTATAATGTCTTCATAAAAAACAGCACCAATTTTAGAAAGTGCTGACTTAATGTTTGAAGTTACACCATTAATAGTTCTATTTGCTTCCTTTGCATGGGCACCGAATGCTTCATCCATAGATTTGACAAATGTTTCATAATCGATTTTACCAGCAGAAACCATATTTCGAATTTCCTGCTCAGTCATGCCCATCTGTTTAGCCATGGTACCAGCAACATTCAAACCTCGTCCTTCTAATCGACGAAGTTCCATAGTCATCAGTCTTCCATTACCAGCAACCGTGGTAAAGATATCACCTATATCAGCATATGTACTATTTGTGGTTGCCGCTACACCAGAAATACCTCGTAATGAGCTTTTCATCTGTTCGCCAAGTTCAATGCCCGAAGTAACCAAATTTGCGGCGACTTTAGCGGCCTCATCTAAGCCGTATGCTGTGTCAGCAACACCATAATTAATATCTTCTACAATATCATTCCACGCAACTCCAAATCCTTCCAACTGGAATTTAGCCTCTTCAATTTTCATTGCTCGGCTAAGGCCACCATTTTGAATTTGCGATACCATCGAAGTAATCATGCCGGTTACTTTTGATACGCAAGTTTTTGCCATATTATAAAACGATGTCGTAATATTAGCGATCATTGTCGCTGCGGCCACTTGCATTGCATCAAATTTAACTGAAACATTATCTGCTGCTTTTCCAACTTGTTCAAGTCCTTTTGCAGCGCCCATTGTGTTTATCTGTTTATCTAAATTTTTTAAAGAGTTCATAGACTCTTCGATATTCTTCTGAAATCGGTCGTTAACAAACTCCATTTCAACGACTCGATTATCTACGCTGCTCATTATTTGGTTACCTCCCCCCATAGTTCATCAGCCATGCGATCAAACACGGGCCGCAATGCTGGGTTAATGTAGTCAATTCCGCTGACATATGTTCCGCTTCGCGTGGCATGCCCATACTGTATAAGCAATGCTACGCAAGCGCCGTTTTCGATATTTGAATTTTCCCAAATAATAGAAGAACCGCGATTGTGGTGCTCGATTCTATAACTCCACGACGCGGCAGTTTCACCAGTGTCAACAGGAGTGGCCTCTTTGAGTGCTTCAACCCCCTGTTCACCATACTTATTTAATATTCCCGATTTAAATAATTCTTTTATTCTCTGAAAGAATGTATTAATATGTTTAAAATCGCCATGAGCTTTTATTCTAAGCATATTTATACTCCTTATCCGTGGCTGCCCAAGGCTGCTCTTCTTTGAGCATTTAAAGCCGCATTTCTTGTCATTAAACTTCTCTTTCCCATTTTCTTAGGCGGTTGATTCTTTATTTCGCATACTCGAATCAATGTAAGAAGTCTGTTAAGATGCCACTTTTGAAATTCAACGGGAATATTTAAAGCGATCATCCAGTAATAAATTAATTCTGAAGTAATAATTTCATTACTTCTAGCATGATTGCTGTCATTACTAAACCACGTAGCAGTCATTGGCGCTGAAATATAATCTGTAATTTTTTTAACATTTTCAGTGCTAAGATTATCGTAGACCCTTTCGTCAACATTCTGGGTAAGGGTCATGCATTTTATATAGTCAATGGTTTGCTCAGCGGTCTTCTCTTCTTTTCCAAGAAATGCTTTGCACCATTTTGACTCCCATTTTGAAATTGAGACAAGAGAATGCTCTAACGATAATTTTTGAGATTTTATCGTAACAAACTCTCCTGTTCGTTCATCATAATACTCGCCTTCTGGCACAGTGATGTAGAGCATTCCACCCTCCTCATAAATTACTTAACAGCTTTCAGATTATCAGTCGGCATCTTAGGAATGATCCCATTAAAGAAATCAGAAGCAGCTTTATCATCCGATGTAAGTTCAAAGAACAATTCAGAATAAGCCTCAGACTGAGCAAACTCCTTTGCATCATCTTCCGTCTTAACAAATCTCTTTCCATCTTCAGACTTATGGCCATAAGAGCGAAGAATAAGGTCCTTAATAGCGCTGATAATTCCAGCATTATCGTTTTCCTTTACAATGTTCTGCAAATATTCGGCATAACCGCCCTTAACAGAAACTTCCAGCTCCATTGCCTCAGCCTTGGTAAGATTGAAATAGTAGTCTTCGGTTCTCTGATTTCCATCGAAATCTTCATAAGTGATAGTCTTCTTTAACATTTGTATTCTCCTTTACTGTAAATAGCTGTGCTTCTTGTTTTCATTATCAGTAAGCACGTGTCCTCTTTCCTTAAATTAAAAGGAGACGCCTTTCATTACAATTGGCGTCTCCTCTCGGGTTAAAACCGTCAGGCATTAACTGCTGCTACTAATAATAAATTAGCCCTGAGCAGTGGTCAAAGCAATAATTGCATCTGGCAACATAAGCGTTGGCTCTGTATCTGCAGTGCCATATAAGGTATTCTCAATGGTCTTAAGCTTAGCTGCATCGATCTTAGTAGAATCAATAACCAAAGATGCAGTAGGCTTAAACCCAGCTACATTAATAGGTGTCGTAGATAACTCCCAACTAAAGGTAATAGCTTCAGGAGAATCGTTGATAGAGTTGTATGCCTTCTCGGAAGGAGCAGCCTTTGCACCATAGATGATATGAATCTTATAGCCATGTTCATTACCATCAGAATCATTGCCGAGCGTAGTTCTATAACAAAGAGCAAATGTCTTTCTAGCCTGCTGGCCAATAGATACGCCGGTAATAATATCGGCAGAGCCATCGCACTCTGCAAATTCGTCCGGATACGTATAAGCTTCAACGGTTGCTGCGAACTCTTCTGCAGAATAGAGATTCAAATACTTCTGGTCATCTGCATAAATTGCAGTTGCTTCTGCACCAGATGGTGATTCAGATACAGAACTTAAGCCGTTCCAAGCAACACCATTGCCATATGTGCCGTTGGTCATTACATAAAGAACGCCGTTCTTAAGACCGGTCTCATAAAACTTCTCACCGGTCTTGTCCCATTCAAGTTTAGCCATAATTAGCCTCCTAATAATAAATTGTATGTGTGTAGTGATATAGATTATTGGAAACAAAACACCTGTCAAAACTGCAATACTCAAATTTATTGAGTAGCTCATCCGAGTATTCCGAATCCGGATTATCATCTATAACTGTCACCGTGTATCGTTTCATTCTTTTATATGCTAAGTCATCTGCTCTGGAGATTTGGTCTCCTTCCAATGAATAAACAATACACGGATATGACAGTTTTAGAGACTCTGGGGGTTGAAAATATGCTTTGCTAAGCACTGTAAGTAACTCGTTATGGAGCTGTACTCGAGTTTTCATTATAAATACCTCCCAGAGTAATATTTAACCTCGGATACGAAACTTCAATATTGGTTATTTTCCATTTTGTTCCGAGGTATGTTGCATATCTCATAGCATAATAATTATTTGAAGAGTATGGGTCAGCTAAAATACTTAAGCTGTTATCGATTACGACGTTATCGTTAGCCCCATCGCCAGAGCTAATCTTTCGAAAGTTTTTAATAATGTCACCATAATGGTCTTTTTCAGTAACTATCTCTTTCCATACTCCAGGCGATGTTTCTTTGGTTTCAACGTAACCAATTTTTCCATACCATTTCATAAATTATTCTCCTATTTTGAATTAGCCTTCAGCATCAGACTTCTTAATAACAACTGCAGAGAAAGGCTTAGTAAGAGCGCCAGAGCATCTAGTTTCGATAAGGTACTTCTGCTTATTGTAGTCGATATCGAAGTCATCGAACATATTAACGGCGCCACCTTTATCAGCACCAACGTTGTAATCATTAAGATCAACGATCAAGCCATAAGTATCAGCAGGCATGATTGCGTCCGGAACAACAGTTACTCTCTTAACAGCACAAGCCAGAGCTAATTCATTAACGTCCTTGTAAATTCTATGTTTGTTAGTGTCCTTAACCAGCAGCATCTGGGTAAGGGTAGTGTTAGTAACAAACAAAGTTGTATTGCCAGAGCCCTCATAGTTAATCTGGCCAGTTACGCAGGTGTCGATGAAATCCTCTGCGGTAAATGCAGACATGGTTACTGGAATGGTGTAAAGAGCGGCATCAGATACAATAGGAATAATCTTGGTCGGGTCGATCTTATCCTCGGACGAAGCTGCTCTACCATCACCGAAGAGAATTGCTCTTGCAATTTCCTCATCAAGCATAGTTCTCATTTCGCCCTTCAACCAAGCAACAACATCGAAGTCGGTGATGTCAATAACATCATCACGATCCATCTTCTGAAGCTTATAGACGGTGGTCGGTTCTACTGATCTCTTAAGCAGACCAAATACCTCTTCCCTCTTAATATTACCCTTGGTAGCGTAACCCTTAGCACGAGCATCGTCCTCACGTAAGTCTGCAAACATCATCTTAATTCTACTGAATGGGGTATGATGAACACCATTCATAACATTGCTTACCCAGCCATCTGGATTTCTCTTTAAGAAACCCGGGGTGTCAGTAAGATTCTTAGCATCCGGGAACAGATACTCGATATCAGTAATACCATGCTGGAGTACGGATTCCTTTAAAGAACCATATCTCTTAGCATCACTGATGATAGCCTCCATATCGGAATGGCTTAATACATTGTCCTGATTATCGGACTCAAATACATTGTGCTTCATTTTTTCATCTTCTCCTTCTGTAGATTCTTTGGACTTCTCATCCTTTTCTTCGAGAGCTTCTGCAATAAGTTCATAAAGAACGGCCTTCTGCTTCTCATTAAATGTTTCAAGAATATCGCCTATTGTTTCATCACTTTCGGAATTTTCTGTTTTGGTGATAGGCTTTGTTTCTTCAACTGCCAACTTTTCTTCCTCCTTTTCATCGGCATTGTCTGCATGCTGTAATTTGATTTCTTCTCCCGTATAAATAATAGCGCCATCTTCGCTATCCTCTCCGTGAGCCATAATCGAATCGATATACGCCCCAGGATTTGCTCCGGCAAGAACTAAACTAACTTCGCGGATAACGCCATGAAGAACGTCTCCCCCTCTTTCTGCTAATTGATTAGCATAAATTGAAAGGGCCGATACATCTCCATGCTTAACTAATTCTTTTGCGTTAGTGCCTGCCGCGGTGTCATTTAACGTGCAATATGCATATACACCATCCTCACGGTTTTCAAGTAATGCATGACCGAGTACATTTAATGGATCATTATGCTGATGATTCCACACCAGCGGAACAATGGTGCCATCATTGTGCTTGAAGGCATCGCGACGAATTGTTCTGCCATCGGAACACTTCAGATCATTTCTAGTAGCCCAGCCACTAAAATCATAAGTTTCTCCCATTTTGATTTTTTCCTTTCTAGTAGTCCGCGCTACTTAATTTTTGTTTGTCGAATAACTGTGGGGGTTCTTCCCAATCCATCATCCCTTCTTCGGTTGTAGTTGAGAACGACTCGTCTGTTCCAGCATTGATGTTCTTATTTCTAAGTTCATCTGCTCTATCACCTTCAACCGGCGCCATTCCAATAATTTGTCGTAATTCATTTGAAGACATAATTTCATTTCTGGTAAACTTATCCGCTATGTCCGCCAAATCCATGACTGGAACCAATTTGAATGGGTCTCTGAAGAACATGATGGATTGCCCTTGAGCTCGTGCAGTTTTGGTTAAAAACTTTCTCTTCATTTCATCAACAATAGCAGAAACGATTGGCTCTATAGTCCGACTGTAGTAGTTCATAAACGTTTTATCATCTGCTGTTCCATCCAATATTGCCTGAGTGATACCTAGCTGGCTGTAAAGCATACTCGTAAGATACTCAATCTGGGCTAAAAGGTTGTTTTCAACAGAACGATTCAACTGAGTGATATGTTCTGTACCATCGGTATAGGCAACACCATATTTAGAGCTAGCCAATTGGTCTTCTATGTCTTTACGGCGCATTTCTGCCTGCTGACGACGAGCTTCTGTCTTAACGACATAAGGTAGCTGAATAATCAAATCCAGTTTTCCAGAACCACTTTGTTCATCAATGGAGTCTAATAAATTCAACTTACGAATTAATCTTTGCATAGTTGAATTGTGTTCATTGATGATTGCATAAAGTGGATTTTCAATAATTGCCACGCTATTTTTAGGTAGTGTAATGTCTTCACTTTTTCCAAGTCTGTCATTATACAACCGTAATTGCACATGGTCGGGGTACCAATTCAATATTTTTGCAGTTCGCATTGACTGGATGTCATACGAACTTGAGACCACCGGATTTATTGTTGTATCAACGGGGACAATTGCCACGCATCCTTCATCAAACATAGAAATGACAACGTCCTGAATAAAACTTCTAGCGGTTTGGTCTTTATTCGCCTCGATGCTTAAACATTCTTGAAGACCGGACTTAATAACTCCGGTAAACCTTCCATTTTTATCCAATCGAACATGTTTAATATCAATCTGAGCGACATCAAGTGACACCCTTGTATACACACTGGTGACAATTGACCGCTCGTTTCCCCCACTAAATTTAGGTCTATCGGGGCGAACGCTTGAACTATACCCTAGCCCTTGATAAGCGTATTGAGTTGGGTCTTTGTTTAAAAAGGCATTCCATGCATGCCTTAACCTATCTGATAATTTAGGCATTTGCTCACCGCCTATTTAACAAATTTCTTCATAACAAAGCCATGAACTCCGGTATCTAAGGTTACCTTTACCCAATCCGAATCCGATTTTGAATTTCCAAGAGTAATGGTAGTGCCTTTAGAAATCACTTCAAGAATGTCGCCTTTCATACTCGGAACCTTACGAACGTTAAGGCGCTCGCAAATGACCTTTGCGGTCTTTGCCACTTCTTTTGTTTCGGAAATTTCTTCAGTAGTTTCTTTAATTACCTTTGCCATATATCCTCCTTATTATTTATTTTTTTCTCCCGCTTAACGTCACGTAAAGATTCGCTGCCGTGAGCGCTAAACCAAGAATAGTGCTTGCATTCTTGACAAAATCTTCCCCTTTATGAGACTTTTGTGAAGTCAAATCGGCATAGTTTTTCTCAAGGTTACATCTTTTAATTACTGCCGCCAATTCTTCATTGGTCATGTGGCTCATCTCTTCTTTTTTATCTTCGCTAATTTTCTTATTGATTGGTCCGTCATAAATATTTCCTAATTTGTATTTATCAGCGGCTTCTGCTAAAGTTCTAGCGGCTTTTAATGCTGATAAGTCAACCGATTTATTAGTCTTATTAGAAGAGCCATTTTTTGAGGTTGACTCGCCATTTGAATGGGAGTCTTTCTTTTCCTCGTCAGAGCTGTTTTTTGTCTTATCCATCACACTATCCATTTTCGAAAAATCGTTCGACCGTTGCTCGCCGGCTGAATGCTGATCGACGGCCAGCGGGTATGGCGGACCATTTCTTTCCCCCCATTTTTGTCCGTCAATTCCATGATGGATTAAAACTTTTCCATACATTAATTCAACTCCTTATTCAAAAGCATCCTTGTTTAACTTAAAAGAGACATACGCGTCCATCATTGCTGCAACGGCGTCGATTTTTGCGTCATGTCTCTTTTTAAGCAGTTTCCTATTTCCATTGGTGTCCTCCATTGTGATGCAGTTTCCCATAGCAAACGACATTAGGTCTTCGTCAAACAGAAGTAGTCTTTCTTCGGCCAACTTCTTTAATTCGCCCAAAGGAACTGTCTCGGTTTTGGCACCTTGTATTACTTTCTCAATTCCAAACGGTCCATTCTCGGTTTGCCAGCGTTCAATAAACTCTCGAGCATTATATGGGTCATAGCCAACTGCTCTGACATCATAACCTCGTTCGTTTATATGAGCATCTAGATCGTCATAAACTTGCATCATGTCTAATACGGTTCCTTCCAGGACAATTAAACTTCCTTCAGCCATAAATGTTTCGTATTTCTGATGCATTGCCAGCGGTAGCCGTGAGAATGTTAATGAAGAAATATAATTTCGGGTTTTGACGCCGAATGCTCCGTTTCCGAGTGGAAATAAGAAAGTAAAAGCACAGAAGTCATCACCTTGAGACAAGTCACAGCCCATAGCGCAACCCATCTGCCAGTAATCCCTGTGCCGATGCGGGATCGTATCCTCATATGTAAAGTAATAAGTATAACCCTCCATCGGGATCCCGAATCTCTTAGCTAAAATATCATTTCGTGTAGATGGGGCTTTTTCGGCTCTTTCTACATCTTGCTGATAGACATCATACTGAATGGTTTTACCAAGATTTGGATTGGCCTTCAACCACATGTCCGGGTTTCCAACTTCTGAAATATCATCTAATCGATAATACCAGATAGAAGTTCTTGGGCTGACGTAGTCACCTTTTAAGATGTCCATTAATTCCATTTTGATTGTATCGCCTGCGCCATTTCTAACGGTGCCTTCTGAACTCGCTAATACGATTAGGTAATCATCGTTCTTAGATGCGCCTTGATCAATAGCTGAAAGCGGATCTTCTCGTAAATCGCCCGAAAGCCATTCATCGACTGTTGCAACTCGATCTCTTCGACCTTGCAATTTATCAATCCTCATAGGTCGAATCTCACAAATGGAATTAGTCATAAAGTTTTCAATTCCTTTTTTGGTAGATGCCAACTTTTGTCTGTTTGCTTTACTCCCAGTGGTGTTTTGGAGAGAGCCCTCGGTTAGAAACTTAAAGTATGGACCGCGTGCTCTTGCGATTGCAGTCCGCATCGGTGATAGGACTTCTTCTGCTTGTTTCATAGTAGGCGCAGTAGTCAACTGCTGGGTGGTGGATGTATCAACAGTTAAAAAATAAGACTGTAAGCAGGAAAGATACATAGACTTTGCTGCACCTCTAGCAATAATTAAGTATTGTTTATTAATCAGTCTTTTGAGTTTTCGTTTGTTGACGTAATGTCCACCATGGCCGTTTGGGTATGGTTCATATACGCTTCTCTCTTCGTAGTAGTACCATCCAAATATCTCTTCGGCCCATAATTTAAATGAATCCAGTAGAACCAAATCGGAACCGTCTGTGAGTGTTAATTCACTTTCACAAAACTTGATAAATCCTTCTACTGGTTGATCGTCATACCATATTCCCGGGTTTGCTATCATGTTATCGATACGCACCATTTCCATAGAAATTGTTCTACAGACCGGAATTTCGCCTCTCAACACAGCATCCCTGAACTGGCCATAATATTTCGGCGTTGCTGTATTGCTTAACATTTTATGACTCCCTTAATTCTTGAATTCGATCTTTATACTTTTTAGTATTTTCATAAACATATGCATTATTTTTCTCTCGGCCATCTTTCGCGACTAAAGCTGATCGTACAGCGCCGCCGATAGCTCCTCCAAACATCAAAGGCCAATACTTCCGTTTATTAGCATATTCTATGATTTTTGCTGCTTCCTTGTAATTTTTTATTGAAGTGCGACCAGAGGTATCAAATTTAAGACTCTTCAATTTTTTATTTTGATACTTCGAAACATAATCATTTATAAGTTTTTTTGCTCTCTTTAATTTTACTTCTTCATCAGCCCTCGAGGCATAAGCGGCAGTCTGATACTTCTCTGCTTTTTTAAAGTTGGAAAGATCATTAATATTTTTATCAAATTTATTTTTATATTTAGTACTCAGACCCGAATTATACTCCGCACTCGCGTGAGCATACCTTGCGTCATTGTACGCATCTGTAGCCCGCTGGCGATCATATTTTTCTGCAAAATTGGAATCGGTCTTGTATCTGGCCATTCCTTCAGCTGTTAATGTGCCATCAGCATTCTGGTACCTTCTTACTCCCCATTTTTGGCCTTTTATGCCGTGATGAATTAATACTTTTCCTTCCATTAAGTGACCTCCTTGTATTCTTTTCGGTTTTGCTCGGAAACATAGATTCGATACTCGAGTTCCTTTACAGAATTCTCGATTGCCTCTTTAACTCCACCGGTTGTTGGTGGGTCGAAGAGAAGGCGAACTTTTAAGTACATATAGGATTTAATCATTTCGATTGTATCCACATCGCCTAAGAAATCGCTCCATTTTGAGGTGGAGTCCGTGATGCTAAATGCGGTATCTGACCCGATACCCATCTGAAATAAAATTGAAAATACTGTGTTTATGTGAAGAATGATGTCTGTGTCAAATGGGGTATAGTCTTCAGCCAGACCAAGCATCTTCTTTACTGAATTTAGAATGCTGTAATTCATTTAGCCACCTTTCATTAAACTATCCTTTCCATGGGCAAGTGTCACCCGAATATCTTTCTATAAAATGATCGATTCTCGGGGCTTCTGCGCCATAATGTATTGCATTGTGAGTATCATGAGAAACTGATATGAGAAATTCAGGATTAAGAATATCGGGATTGCGGTTTGAAACATCCTCTACGGCTATTGGATTCATATGATGGATTAAAATTTTAGAATAGATGTTCATGCCATCTATCCCAAGATCACATCCGTTGTCTCGTATAATTATTTGATTTCGAATTTGTTTCCATTCTGGTGAACGGTAAAATATTTGATTCAAATATCTGTCGAATCCAAAGGTGTCTTCTCCGACACTTCCGTCAAGCTTTAAGTAATTAAAGCGTTCCTCAAATGTTGGCAATAATACAAGTTCGGAATATCTTCTAATCTTCTCCATTTAAGAAACCACCTCGATAGTCCATCATTGCATTCATTGCCTCCGTATAAAGTGCTTTGATTTCCTCAGAAGACTCGTAAGCTTTTGTCTTGGCCTTGAGTAATTCCTTCTCTAATTCCATCTTCTCTCTCTCGAGCTTGGCTTCCTCTGTGGCCAGCTTAAGAAAATGTGTAATAACCTGAGATGATGCTGTTCCATCTCGCAGTTGAGACTCTGCTGTTGACATTGCAAGTGCTATACAACGGCTTTGTTGGCTCTCTGGAGAAGTAGCGGGCATCACTTCTTTATCACTTTCTGCTGCCTTTTGCTTTACTTTCCTCAAGCTTTCCACCTCCTTGACAGCATTTTCAAATATCTTTCATTATAGTTTTATGCTATTTAAAAGATGCTAGACATAACCAACATCTGTATGAAAGGAGAGAAAGGCCAGCAACACTAATTGGTCCTACCTAGCACCCATCAAAGAACATAAAACATTCTACCAAATGTCCCTCCGGAGATTTTTTTAAG